GTTTACGCATACTATTTCCTCATCCCTGGTATGAACACATGTCTGGTGTTGCTCCCCGGAGTGTCTCTTAGGATGTAGCTGGTGCTGCGTAGTTCGTCTCCGCTCTCACAATGAGTAAGCTCGATGTAAAGTAGGTTCATTGTTGCCCACTGGCACTCATCCACCACTTGTCCGCCGCTGTGAACAATGTTTTTTGTCACACATGAAGTTAATAACCCAATTAATAAAGCACATCCTATTGTTCTCATCTTTCCTCCGAAAGGTTTAACGTTCGTCTAATTGCTTCTTCTGCCCATGATAGCCGATTTGGGCTTTGTTCTATTCGCTCTAGCTCAGCTAATAAAAAGTCATGAAAGCTGTCGGTTGGTTTCTTTTTCTTTGGCTTTGATTTCACTGGTTTCTTTTTCATACTTCCTCCAATTTGTTCAGGTCCCATATTGTCCACACCACCCATGCACCCATGAATGCGTTAAATGTGTCCATAGGACCAGGATGTGTGCTGGCTAGGTAAAGCCCTTGCCCAAGCACTAAGAGCGTTGCTATGACCCGTTTAAAGCTTTTCATAGGCCACGGGCTCCCTTTGCGTTATAGTAGAGTTCTTCCAGCAAACCAATAGCCTCTGTTACATCGTCATTATGGCATAGCTCAGCTAGCCTTTGATGAGCGTAGCCATGTTTTCTATGTGGACGGAATATGTCTTGTTCTATGTCATGAAGAAGAAAGCTCATGTCCATAGCTTTATTCATTAAGTCATATTCTTCTTGTTCTTCCGGTAGGTTAAACTCCATTATTGCTTTCATCGGTTCCTCTTAAAAAATATTGAGTCGGTTTAATTGTACACGAAACTCAGCCAGTTCACTTCTGGTCATAGTGAGCACAGTGTCCCCTAGGGTCACTAGGTATTTATTCTCACTTAGTTTTTTTATTTCTAATTGCATAGCCCACCCTCATAATATTTCACTCCACCAATTTGCTTGCAAGTCCGTTGATTTAACTCAGCTGTAGTGGTACACCCAGCTAAGCATAGGAAAAAAATCGGGGCCGCGAGACGAGCGAAGCGTCGCAGCTTTGTATAGGACGTACAGAATATCACACACACCTCCTGAAAGAACAAACCCAGGTTATCATCCCTGGGTCCTTTTGTCAACTACTTTTTTAAAAATTTTTCTAGTGCCTTTATCTCATCCTTAGATAACCGGATGATAGGCATTATATCTGTGTCTCGTTTGGGTTTATACCCTTTAGGATACTTTCCTTGTTGAGTCTTTAATTCTATTAATTCTTCTCCACTATCCTGAATATTAGGACCAAATGCCCCCATGCCTCGCACTCCATGGCAACTAATGCAATGAAGTTCGAACAAATCTTTACCCCCGGCGTTAGCCAGGGACCCACAGAATAATAACGATAACAACAACTTACTCATATTTACTCCTTATCATTCGTTCTTTATTTACTGTTAACTTAAACAATTCCTTTGGTCCCTTAATGTCTAGGGCTCTTACCAATACTTCGTCAACATGGCTAGCACAGAAAATATCTAGTGTATCTCTTACTTCTTGAGGAATATCAACTAGATCCTTCTCGTTGTCTTTAGGGCAGATGATGTGTGTCACTCCAGCTCTAGCCGCAGCCAACACCTTCTCCTTAAGACCCCCAATAGCCAACACCTTACCGCGTAGAGTCACTTCACCAGTCATCGCAACTGTGCGTTTTACTGGGATTTTTGTCAAAGCACTAACAATACTTGTTGTAATCGCAATTCCCGCGCTCGGACCGTCTTTAGGTACCGCGCCCTCAGGGAAATGCAAATGCAAATCATTCTTCTGGAATGTCTCGTCGTCAATACCTAACAAGCTAGCTCGGCTACGAATATAACTTACTGCAGTGAGAGCACTTTCTTTCATCACTTCACCAAGCTTTCCGGTAATTTGCACTGTGCCTTTGCCCGGCATAACTGCCACCTCAATAGGTAGTAGGTCGCCGCCAGCCTCAGTCCAAGCCATACCATTAACACAACCAATCTCATTCTCTTTACTGATAAGTTCAGGTGTGTAGCGGTCTGGACCTAGGTAAGCAAGTAGGCTTTTCTTAGTGATGGTAAAGCTCTTAACTCGTAGGTTCTTCATGCTCACTACTTGTTTAGCAATCTTACGTGCAAGCTTACTTATTGTGCGCTCTAGGTTTCTAACGCCAGCTTCTCTAGTGTAACCCTCAATCATATGCTGAAGAGTATCATCTTTGATTGTCACCTTAAATGCACCAAGGCCCGCTTCTTTTAATTGCTTAGGAACAAGGTATTTTTTAGCAATAGCTAGTTTCTCTGTGTTTGTGTAGCCCTCAAGTCTAATAACTTCCATACGGTCAAGAAGTGGACGAGGGATGTTCTCGATGTAATTGGCTGTAGCAAAAAATAACACCTTACTCAAATCATACTCAACCTCAAGAAAGTGATCTTGGAATGTTTTGTTCTGACTTGGATCTAACACTTCAAGCATAGCACTAGCTGGGTCACCTTTATGGTCACTACTCATCTTATCAATTTCATCAAGTAGGATTACTGGGTTGCCCTTTTCTGCTTTTTTGAATGCGTTAATAATCTTACCCGGCATTGCGCCAACATAGGTACGTCTATGACCTGTGATTTCAGCTTCATCTCTTACGCCACCAAGACTCACACGAACAAATGGTCGATTTTGAGCTTCAGCAACAGATTTTGCTAAACTTGTTTTACCAACACCAGGAGGGCCAGCTAAACAAATAATAGTACCGCGAGCTTCAGGATTTAATTGTAACACAGCAAGTTGCTCAAGAATGCGATCTTTTACTTTTTCTAAACCGAAATGATCTTCATCAAGACGTTGTTGTGCTACGGCAATATCTCTTTGTTCTTCAGTACAATCGTTCCAAGGTAAACTTAAAATTGTTTCAACAAAATTACGAACAACAGTGGCTTCTGCACTAATTGGATTCATTTGTTTTAATTTTTTAAGTTCTTTCACTACTTTTTTATCTGCCTCTGCTGACAAACCCCGTGTTCGAGCTTTTTCTAATGCTTCTTCTAATTCGCCCGTCACGTCGTCCTTTGTGCCAAGTTCTTTTTGGATAGCTTCCATTTGTTCATTTAGATAATATTCTTTTTGACTTTTTTCCATTGATTTCTTGACGCGATTTTGAATCTTTTTCTCAACTTTAAATACTTCGATTTCACCCATCAACATACCAAGAATTAAATCTAATAGTGCTTGTTGCTGCACGCTACCCAACACTTCTTGTTTCTGTTCAATTTTAACATTTAGATTTGCACAAACAACATAAGCTAGCTGAACTGGTATTTTACATGCATCAACTTGAGCCAAGGCTTCCGTTGAAATACGTTTATCTAAACGAGCCAGTTCTTCAAATGCTGACTTGATGCTTTTTACTGATGCACGAAGTTCTTCACCAACACCAAGTTTCATCTTGATTGGTGTAACTGCTGCTGATATACATTCACCATCGTCAACAATGTTTGTTGCTCTCACTGCTTCTCTTCCTTCTACCATAATTTTTACGGTACCATCTGGAAAATTTATAGTTTGAACAACATCACACAGTGTGCCGATTGAATATAAGTCATCTGGCATCGGATTAGTGTCTTTTGCGTTTTTCTGTGTTAAAAGCAACACCTGGGTTTTTTCAATTGTTGCTTTAACTAACGCTCCGACGCTCTTATCTCGGCCAATATAAAGAGGCACCATGGTGGTTGGAAAAACAACCAGGTCTCTTAATGGTATTACGGGGTATGAAGTAGACACGCATTCTCCTATCTAAACGATGGTTGAAAGTAAAAATGGTACAGCTAACAATATAGCACAAACGTACATGATTGTCAAGACTAAAAAACCAAATGTCAGTAATACTGATGATTTAATCATTTTAATGCTGCTTGACATTCTTTTTCTACTTCTGGCATAAGAGTTCCGGACATTTCAAGTTCGATCGTAACTGCTGGATTAATTTCCATTAGAATATTTACGATGCCTTTTTGGCAACCACGCTGCTCAGCGTTTTTAACTAGAGCATTCACTCCAGCTCCCGCACCTAAACCCAATACCGCAGCTACCGCTACAATTTTCATAATAATACTTCTATGCTGTTTCATTTAATACCTTCAATCCCGCAATTGCGAATTCTCGTGTTTGATGATGACCCTCTGTGCATTTTTGTAGCACTCTTTCAAGAAAGATAGGAATAAGTTCTGGATTTCCGCTCTCTAATGTTAGCTTAGCTAAAATCTGTGCGCTCCCACCATCGTTCATAGTTTTAATTGCCCGTTCAAGATCTGCTTCATTCATTTGTCCTCCTCGACAATATATTCGTTTTTTTCACTTGGTTGCCCGTTTTTTGTATATCCCCAAACAACACCAACTTCTTCTTCCGTTTCTAAATCTTTTCCAGTAAGAAAACTAGCTGTTACATCAGCCTTTTTTGCTTCTTTTGGTTTAAGAAGCTTACCTTCAACTACACGAACCAGTCTGCCTGTTGATTTATTCTTCAAGAGCATGATATGTCCTTTGTTGGGGTTCCCCATGAGATAATCACACGATCACCAACAAACATGTCTTCCGTTTCGTCTACTGTGTAACCCAATTCTATCAACATATCTTTAATGCTGCTTGGTAGTGCACCAATATATCTATAGTAACTAACACCAAGTTTCATACAAACAGAAATGCTTTGCTCAATATCATTGATTTTTCCTTGGATGTATTCGTCAACGTTAGTTCCTTCTCGGGCTTCTTTTGCTGTTATCATCAGGGTCTTCCTTTTTGTATAGTTCACACCAATCACTGTGTCTATCTGCGGGTACATCATAACCCGCTGTTATATTCATACCACATGTACACTTTTTTGTCAAGTCTTTTTTTTCTGCTGGTTCGTTTCTATTATCGTATCCCCAGCTATCATAGCCCCAAGTCATAAAGACTCGATATACTTATCGGCTAACGGTTTTAATAGTTTGTGAATTGGTGGATCGTCAAATTGACTACCAAATACCCAACTAATAGCACCCATATAGTCATCTTTTTTCAATAATTTAGCGGCAAGACGAGCAACAAATGTGTCTTGCGTTGCCCTGGCAACAATTAGGTCCGTGAGCAACATGGTGTAGTAATCCGTTCGCTTACCTTTTTTCTTGCTCTCTTCATCATCCCGGCGAGCAAGCACCACATCTCCAAGCTTAAACAAATCGAGAACACAAATAATAGGATAGAGAAATTTGCTGCGAAAAGAACGCAATATAGCAGCAAGTTGATTGGGAGTAGCAATATCGGGAAATTTTCGTTTATATTCCGGTGTGTTTGGGTAAGCGTAGTTAGGATATGCGTTTTTATGTAAGCCACCTCGCTTAATAATTTCCTTAGCCAGTCCATCTATTCTCCTTTTGTCATTCATTATAAGCATAGCATTAAGTAGCATTGCTGTTTGGTCTCTACTGAAATTTAATGGATTACTATACCATTTGTCTGGATCTGGGTGTCTGCGGTAGGTATTACTGCCAAATCCGTCTTCATACTGATTCATAGCAAAAGAGTAGTAATCGTCAAGTACACGGTCATTTGTAACCCAGTATTTCATTTTTAATAATTTTAGACACACCATCATAACACCGAACCGATGTGTACTATCACCACCATCAGCACCGCTCGTGTCTTTTTGTGCAATGAGACCGAATTTATCAATAAATGGTCTAAAATCTTCTGACATAATCTTCTCCTGTTCTTCCTTGGTAAATGTAACACCAGCACTTAAGTTTGTGCCCAGTGTCAAGCTCAATAACATCAAGTAACTCACGCTTATAAATACTAGGGTGACCTTCGAGTACATCCAAGTCATTAAGTGTTTCTTTTGAAACAAGGTAAATTTCACCATAACAACCTAGACCCTTATCGTCTTTTACTAAAAAAGGTAATCCGAACACATAAAGACCATACCCTTTATTAATTGCGCCCTCACCCACAAACTTACTGTCTTTTAAATATACATCGTTACTATGTCCCTTTTTCAGAGTTCCATATACGAATACACGTTCTAATACATTGTCTTTATCCATTCATTTCCAAACCTATCCGTATCGGTAATAACATCTTGAAATATACCCATACTAGTTAATTTTTGTGTTCTATCGTCTTTTTTATACCACTCAACATGAAGCTGATATTCTTTTCCACTACGTCTAGTGACGCGTAGCACACACATAAAAAGATTATCCACATCGAATTTGTTTTTATAGAAGGAATTTACTTGCATGCAATCAATGCTGCTCGCACAAGTGCGTCAACATCTCCAGCGAGTTGTTCTTTTGTGACAGAATAATGACAAACATGTTTTTTCTTAACTATTTCGATAGTATCGACGTGATTAATTGTAATAAAAGATACATCAGCGGCATCAGCTAGATGTGATGCAAAAACTATAGCCAGTATTGCGCTGGCCTTAATAAATAAACGAATCATAAGTCCTCCTATATATAATAACACTATAACAGAAGAAAACTTATTTGTCAAAGCCTTTTTGTTATTTTTATTTCAGCAAATTTTGTTGCATTACCATCATAGGATGGATATATGGTGATTTCATTCGGCATTTCATCGATAATATCAGTAAATGATACGATTAGTCGATCTTTAGGATCAATTGTAATACTAACTTCAGTGGAATTTTTGGCTAATACTAACGCTTTTTGTAAATCTTCAACGCAATACTTACTCATCTTTACTCTCCAGGTATATTCTGATGGGAAAAATCTCGTTAGGACTCAGGTCGTCAATTAATTTAGTATACTTTGTCTCAATATTGTCAACATATGACTCAATACCAAGCTCTTTTACTATCTGTTCAGCATGAGCCCAACCAGCAGCGCTCCATACAGTAACCTCGTAACCGCGATTCTTACTTGCTTTAATAAGATCAATATGTGTCTTAGACGGACGAGCCCAAAAAAGCTCCCCCGTGTGTATATTTGTGAAAGTTTGGTAGCCACGATGCTTTAACGTTGCCGTGTCAGCATTTTTACTTGGATACATGATGAGTGTATCATCAATGTCTACCGCAACTCTAAATTCTGATTTATTTATCTTCATGACATCCGCCACCACAACATACATCTTCTTTTTCTGGTGCCCAGCGGTCATCCATTTCCGGTTTATGTGTGCTCATAAATTTAAGCATAGCCAAACTAGCTAACGCATGATCTATGTGGGATAACCCACTTTCAGGATCGTTGTTTTCGCTTTCCATATATGCAGTTAGGTGTCGAATACAAGCGTCAGCTAGACGAGAATAGGCAATGCCGTTTCTAAAATTATGTCTTCCATACTTTTTGGCACCAAACGCAAAGGCATCAGCCATTCCCCATACAGCATCTTTTGGTATTAGTGTACAGGGAGATTTTCCGTTATCTGATTTTGTGCCACCACCACTCATGTCAAATCCTCCTTATTACTCGCCCACTCACCACAAAAACGCAATTCAAGATCCATATTTTCTAATTGCTTAAACACACCCAAAGAATCTGGTCTATTAAAAGAAATATAATTTGTGCCAAATCTAACTACATCAGATTGCCCAACAGTTGCGGCATAATTACCAAGGGCCTTATTTACAATAGCATCAAATAGATAATTAAAATATTCAGGTTTATTTGCGGCAATTTCGCACTCACTGTAAGGAATAGCAATTCTATACACAATTTGTTGAGGTTGCATATTTTTAAATTGAACACTTACCATAGCTGGCGGTTCCAATTTAAAATCAGCGTCTTTTCCTGTAATAAGCGTTCCGCCGCCACTACCAAGAACTGGAACAGGAACTTCGAAAGCTCCTGTGTCATTTTTTGCTGTAGGGTATACGTTTTTATTTAGATCAGCAAATTTTTTGCTATATCTAGTAGTAAAACTTTTATCTAAACTAACAATCAATTCATCTAATGTCATATTTGCTCCTTAAATCCGTATTCTTCAAAACCACCAATAATACATTCTGCTTGTGTTCTAAGTCTTGATGCTATAAATTCACTGTCTTCATTTTGTTCCATGCGATCTAATGTTAGATTTAGCGTTTCAAAAATATCACTCATCTCCATCGCAACTTTAAACTCTTCTTCATATAAATGCTGAAGTTCATCAACACCAGCATTATTTAGTTCAAACTTAATTTCTTCTAGTTCTCTGGATCGTCTTTTCAGACTCTCCAGTAGATTTCTTGCTTGTTCTAACCAATCCATATATTACTTCCTATAATAGTCAATTTTTCTACCATCAAGAATTAACTTTTGTGCTTTTATATTAAAATCATTAATTGCTTTTGCTTGTTCTGCAGTAAAATCTGGTTTATCTACAGAATTTTTAAAAACATTCTTACCATTAACTAACACATTCATTTCTAAAGGGCCGGTGATAACGGGGCAATCACTTAGTTTAGCGACAAGTTGCAATGTCATATCCAAAAATGCAGCTTGGTCAACAACCTTATCATGCGTTCCGTTTAATGATGCATCACATTTTACATCAGCAATACCATCAATTAAACCATTACTAGCACAATGTTCCGGTGTACACCAATATTCATTTTCGATTAGTGCTTGATATGATTGTAGTGTGTGCTTTCCTCCGGTACGAGATGCAACCTTTTTATCAAGATCGGTTACAACAGATAAAATCCAACTATATCGACTATCTAGTTGTCCGGGAAATTCACCATTCACTCCACCACGAGCTTTATGTGACATAAGTGTTCCATGTTCTACCATAAGCCGATCACCTTTAACTCCTTGTACAGTTTGAAACCCCATACTAGCAGAAAAAATTGTAATTGTGTGTACTGGACGATTTAAATTATTTAAATTAGTAATAAGTTCCATACCAGCACTAATACTTCCACCCGGTGTATCTAATACTAAGTAAATAGGTTCATTTGATGGGCTTTTTGCATCAAGTTCTCGCGCAGCTTGTGCTACTTTTGAAGCTGTATCAGCTTCAAATGGATCATTTAATACTAACATGTTATCTTTAGATAAAGTAACAGGGACGTGCTTTAGGGCTGCAAACGTAGCCTGGGATAGTAATAACACTAACCCTAAAATATATTTCTTCACATATTCTCCATAGTTTAATAGGGGCACCATGCCCACATATTCCTACACTGTATCAAAAAATATACTGAAAGTCAAGCTTTTTTTAAATAACATATAATGGTAAGGAAGAATTAAAAGCAATGCCTCATGCCCTGTTGGGTAATATAATGATTAGGCTCACGCAAATAGTGCTTCTCCAACAAATTAAGGAAGATATATGGAAAAACTAAAATCTATTGATTTTCGGTCTGTTATTTTTTTGCTTTTAGCCTGTGTTACACCGGTTGTTTCGCCTAATATAGCGTTACCTGTTGCCCTTATTGTGCTTTCTGCTATGAAGGGTTTTGATTTATGGATGGAAACTAAAAAAGTCATTGATCCATCACCAGAATTGCGTGCAGAAATACAAGGCATCAAGAATCAAATGGGTGGCATCATGGTAAAAAACTCAGTTAAGCCCGAAGAGCAAGCATTTAAACGGATGTTTTAATGGACGACATAAAGTCTCTATCTAAAAAAACAAAAAAAGAACTCGAATCTATTAATGATGTCGAACTTTTTAAATTAAAACAAGAAAACTCTCTTCTTAGAGAGAAAATATTATCATTAGAGTCTATGTTATCGAAACCGTTAGCAGTAACACCAGAAGAACTTATTTGTGTTGAACAAATTGATATTATCAAACAGAAGTCAGCGGGTAGAGAACTATCTTTAGATGAGATAAAACGCTTAGACCTTCTTATCAAAAATTTGAGATTGGTAAAAGAACAGTCAACACAGACTATAGAACATAAAGACTATAGAAATGTGAAGGAAGTGGATCTTGTCGCAATCGCCAGAGAACTCGAAGAAGATAACTAAAAAAGACGCTATAGAAGCATTATGGCGCAAAGCCATATTACATTGGAAGTTGGATAAAAACCAACTGGAAATGTATGATTTTTGTAGAAATAAGCCCGATAAAATTATTGTAATAGGATCTAGTCGTCAATTAGGGAAAAGTTACTTCCTTACTGTGTTAGCTATCGAAACATGTCTAAAAAACCCTTATGTAATCGTTAAATTTATCGCACCAAAAGTAAAAGACATCAAACGTATTATTAGTCCTCTTGTTCGGGAGATTACCGCTGATAGTCCACCGGAATTAAAGCCCGCATATAATAGTCAGGATCATATATTTAAGTTTCAAAATGGAAGTGAGATACAGCTTGCCGGTACTGACAATGGTCACGCTGAGTCAATTCGAGGAAATAAGGCACATCTTTGTATTATAGATGAAGCTGGGTTCTGTGATGATTTAGATTATATAGTAAATAGTATTCTTATTCCCACAACTACAACAACACAGGGTAAAATTGTGATGGCAAGCACGCCATCCAAGGCTCCAGATCACCCTTTTATGAACTTTTTAAAAAAAGCGGAGCTAGATGAGAGATTTATTAAAAAAACAATCTATGACAATCCTCGATTGACTGAAGATGATATAAATCAGATAGCTGATGCTCTTGGTGGCAAGGATACAACGGATTTTAAGCGAGAATATCTTGTGGAAATGGTAACTTCAGAAGATGATGCTGTAATACCCGAATTTACCCCAGCATTGGAGCAAACAATAGCAAAAGAATGGCCTAGACCGGTGTATTTTGACAGTTATGTTGCCATGGACATCGGCAGTAAGGATTTAACCGTCGCTTTATTTGGTTATTATGACTTTTTAGCAGGAAAGATTATAATAGAGGACGAAGTCGTACTTAGTGGCAAAAAAATGCTTACTGATAGCTTGGCAGAGCTAATAAAACTAAAAGAATCAAGCCTTTGGACGCATCCGATGACGGGTCAAATCAAGGAACCCAGCCTTCGAGTAGCGGATAATAACAATCTTATCCTATTAAATGACTTAGCTGTTAAGCATAATATTAGCTTTATACCTACATTAAAGGATAACGCTGATGCCGCACTTAATAACATGCGTATGCTTCTACGTTCCGAGCGTATTATAATAAATCCGCGCTGTAAGACTCTCATTTATCACTTAAAATCATCAATTTGGAACAGAGCCCGAACTAGTTATGCCCGTAGTGCCGATCAAGGTCACTACGATGCTGTAGATGCTTTAAAATATCTGTGCCGAAACATCAATTTCAATAAAAACCCATACCCATCAAACTACCAGTTTACTGGAAGCATGGGTGCTGTGTTTAATCCCGTTGTTACGAATGCTCCTACCACTAAATTTGAGCAAGATTTTACCGAAATGATGAAAATTAAGAAACCCAAGAGATTCGGGATCAAATAACATATATCCTTGAGGTAAACATGTCAGAAACAAAGTATTTTGCATCGCAAGAGTCAAGGCAGACCGCAGAAAATATCTTACATAAAGCAAATGTTTGGTATAATGAACTGTATAATAATGGATATTTAAGCAAAGTAAGAGAGATGTGGATGGCATATCATGGTGCATACTACACATCTGTCAATGGTGCACACCGTATTGTGTTTGGTGGCGAACAGGGTGAGCTTACCCATTTAGCTGTAAATCATTTACGGAATATCGCACAACATATTTTACAGATGATTACCGCGAATAGACCTAGTTTTCAAGCTAGAGCAACAAATAGCGACTATAAATCATTAGTCCAAACGAAATTAGCTAATCAACTGTTAGATTATTATATGCGTGAAAAACGCGTTGAGCGGCACTTACATCAAGCTGTAGAATATGCTATTGTTCTTGGTAGCGGTTATTTAAAAATAGACTGGAATGCTACTAGTGGCGAAATTTATGATACAAACGATGAAACAGGTACACCGATTTATGAAGGTGACGCTGAGTTTTGTGTTCTTTCACCTTATGATGTAGTTTTTGATACAACAAAAGAAAGCAGCAACCATGACTGGGTTGTTTGTCGTAGTTTTAAAAATAAATTCGACTTTGCTGCTAAATATCCTGAATTTGAAGATAAAATAAAAGGTCTACAAACGAAATCCGATTTATTTAAATTTCGTATGGAAATGTATGCCTATGATGAAACCGCTGATGTTGCTGTTTATGAATTTTATCATAAAAAAACAGAGAGTATGCCAGATGGTCGTTATATGCTATTTTTAGATAAAGATATCGTATTATTGGACACAGCTCTTCCATACAGAACACTCCCTGTTCATAGAATTAGCCCATCTGATATTCTTGGTACTCCTTATGGTTACACACCAATGTTTGACTTACTACCAATCCAAGATGCTGTGAATTCTTTATATAGCACAGTATTTACAAATCAACACGCATTGGGTGTACAGAATATCTATGTTCCTCGTGGTGCTGATGTTAGCATGCGTAGTCTTTCTGGTGGTTTAAATATTATCGAAGGAAATGCCGGTGCGGGTAAACCTGAATCGATGAATCTAACAAATACACCAAGAGAAGTGTTTGACTTTCTTCAAATGCTTGAAAGTAAAATGGAAACAATCTCTGGCGTTAACAGTGTTGCACGCGGAAGTCCAGAGGCTAGTCTTAAAACTGGCGCAGCTCTTGCTCTAGTTCAATCAATGGCGCTTCAGTTTATTTCAGGTCTGCAACAGCAATATATTGAGCTTGTTGAAGATGTGGGCACTGGTTTAGTTAACATGTTAAAAGACTTTGCTGCAGTTCCTCGTATTGCTATGATTGCAGGAAAAGCAAATCGGTCATACATTGCAACCGAATTTACCGGAGACGATCTTAGTCAAGTAAACCGAGTTATTGTTGACATGGGTAATCCAATTAGTCGTACAACTGCCGGTAAAATGGAAATGGCTAGTCAGCTTATTCAGTATGGTATAGTTAAAACACCAGAACAATATATGAATGTGTTAGTTACCGGACAACTCGACACAATTACTGATGATGTACAAAAAGAACTACTATTAATTGAAGATGAGAATGAACGTCTATCAAGCGGCGAACAAGTCATGGCTCTAGCTATTGATGAGCATATTAAACACATCAAGGGGCACCGAGGAATATTATCTACTGCTGATATGCGAAAAGATCAACATCTCACGGCTACTGTATTAGAGCATATAAATGAACACATTACTCTATTGAGACAAACAGATCCAGCATTATTGCAGATTATCGGAGAACAACCGTTAGGTCCTGCTGGCGGAACTCCTCCAGGTCCTGAACAGTCGGATATGAATGCGGGTCAGCCACCACAACCTCCGGGTCAACCGTCAAATAATGGAGATTTACCTAATATGCCAAATATGCCTTCTGTTCCTTCTAATGTTCTTAGTAATCCAGAAGCACAACAAGCAGCATTGGGAAATGTTAAATAAACATGGTTTTTAACGCTAGTGACCTTAGCCAAGAAAACATCCTTAGGGATGTGCATGATACGTCAAACCAAAGTTTGCGTGTCAGTGCCTTTTCTGTTCCACCACCAGGTGGAGTAGAGGTCATTATCACACATACCGATGATAGTATTCGACTTGGTGATGGTGTTAGTCTCATCACTAGTACTCCGGTTGGTGGTAAACAAGGTCTTGATGTTAATCTTATTAATACAAGCATTCTTGTCACCACTAGCCCGGTGCAGGGTGATCCGACAGTTTCACCTAAATACTATTATAATGAAGTAACAAGTGTGCCTAATGGTGTATTGACAACAATACTAAATTACACGGTTCCTTCTGGTAAAGAAACATATATGGATAAGGCTTATTTTTCTGGCACAAACATTGCTGAGTATACAATTAAACTTAACGGTATAGTTGTGGATAAGCGTAGAACCTTTTTTGGTGCTCCGCTTAATGATTTTTTTAATTTTGGATCTAGTTTTGGTTTGCCAGCAAAAGTAACCGCAGGACAAACAATACAGGTTCAAGTAATACATAACAGACCATCAGTCGGCGACTTTAATGTTCGTATTGATGTCATTGAAAAGGGGTAAGCGATGAGCTTAGAACAAAAAAAGAAGAAGCTTGAGCTTATGAAGGTAGTTACAGCCCGACATGAGCTTGAAATTAGAATTGAAGAAAGAATGGATGAGGTAACGCGCCTTCAAGAGCACGTTGAAATCCAGTTAAAAAAAGAAGAAGAACTTAAAAAAGAAATAGAAAAACTCAACTAAAGGGGAAAAAAGATGAGTGATTACAATTCGAGCCTGCCGGTCAGGACGGAAAATAATGGGGATGTAGTAAGTAGAATTTCGGACGGAACGCTAACGTCGCAACTACTGACAGTTAATGCTGACGGGTCATTAAATATTACAGACAACAGTGGAAGTCTTACCGTAGACGCAACAAACTTAGATATTAGAGACTTAGCTTTTGCTACCGATAAGGTAGATGTGAGCGGTTCTAGTGTTACGGTATCATCTACTGATCTAGATATTAGAGATTTAGTATTTGCTACAGATAAAGTTGATGTGGGCGGTTCGGTTGTTGCACTAGATGCGCCAACATTAGCCGCTTTGGAGTCAATCACTGTACAAAACGGTTCTGGTGCTGCTGCTGTAAATATACAAGATGGTGGAAACAGCATCACTGTTGACGCATCTAATTTAGATATTAGAGACCTTGTATTTGCTACAGACAAAGTAGACGTTAGTGGATCAAGTGTTACAGTAAGCGCTACAGATTTGGACATCAGAAATTTATCGCATACACAAGACAGCATTAAAATTGGTGATGGAACTGATTTTATCGCTATCAATGCTGATGGATCATTGAATATTACGGACAATGGCGGAAGTTTAACAGTTGACGCTACAGATTTAGATATTCGTGATCTTTCTGCTGCACAAGACAGCGTTAAATCGCAAATTGCTGATGGATCTGGTACGTACTATTCGGCATCTAATCCTGTTCCAGTTAGTATTGTTGATACAATATCTGGGGCAACAGAGGTGTTGGATTTTAAACAAGCGACAGCAATTGCTGGTGCGGCAAGTGATACACACAGCTATACAGTAACTGCGGCAAAAACTTTGCATTTACAAAAAATAATAGCATCTGCTAGTGGAAAAATGAAAGTTGATATTAAAATTGCTGGTGTAACAAAGGCTATATTATTCAATTCTACGGCAAATCCAAACATTGAGTATTCCTTTGTTAGTCCACAAAATTTAGCAGCGGCAGTTGTTGTATCTGTTGTGTTAACTAATTTGGACAATCAATCACAGAATTTATATAGCACAATAGAAGGATATGAAGTATAATTTATGGCAGATCTTACGCAGATACAATCAGCTGAAGCGGTTTTAATAGTTGGGTCAGATTCGTCTGGCACAGAACAAACACCAATACAGTCAACATCTGCTGGATCTTTACATACAAATTTAAGAGATGCGGTTGGTACTGAAACAGGTACCGCCGCAAATCCCTTAAGAATTAATCCAACAGGAACAACAACACAACCGGTTTCCGGTACCGTTGCTGTTACACAGAGTACATCGCCGTGGGTTGTATCCCCTTCTGCGACAACAGATTTAATTGGTACAGGAAATATTACGGCATTAAATGGTGTCGTATCGGTTAATACACAAGGTCGAGGTGTTATAACTTTTACCGTTACTGGCACTTGGGTTGCTACATTAACGATACAAGGAACATCGGATAATACTAATTGGGTCACACTTGACGGTGTGGGTAGACCAACAAACTCAAGAATCCAAACCACAACAGTAAATAATACATTTTTAGTCGAATGTGCTGGATTTCAATTCGTCAGACTAATAGCCACCGCGTTTACATCAGGGACCATCACAGTTTCATATGATGCATCAACACAAATAAATAATGAAGATCCCACTTATGGTAATAATAATCAAGCACTAGCAGCACAATCACAACTGGTTTCAGGGTCAGATGGTATAAATATGATACCATTAGCGGTAGATTCTTCAGGAAGATTGGTTACATCATCTTTAACCGGATTTGGCGCCGATTTTGCTTTTGGTGATATAACAACATCAGCACTAACTCGCGTTTTAGTAAGAAGAACAACATATACAGAACAAACAACTAATGCTCAAAGAAAAATAGTTTCATCCTCAGCGAATGACACATCGGCAGGAACCGGGGCTCGTTCTGTTAAGATTACATATTTGGATCAAACTGGAGCAGGACCTTTCACAGAAACATTAACATTAAATGGCACCACCGCAGTAAATACTGTTGCTACAAATATTTGCTTTATAGAACAACTGGAAGTAATCACCGCTGGTAGCGGAGGCACGAATGCCGGTATTATCTCTTTACAAACATTAGCTAGCGTTACATTTGGTAGTATTGCTGTTGGTAACAACCAAACATTTTGGGCACATCATTATATACCAACAGGAAAAATATGTAATATAACAGGTATTTCTTGTGGTCATAATGGTACAACAGTTGGTTCCGGGGCTTTATTCACATTAAACTCAAAACAATTAAATGTATCAAATTCAGTTGAAACTCAAGTTAGTGACTTTGTTCGTTTGTATGGACAAACATCAACATTCGCAAGAACATACACATCACCAATTAAAATAACTGGGCCAGCAAGAATACAAACATACGTAACACCAGAAACCGCATCCAACACTATATACCGCGCGGCTTTTGATTTTTTTGAACCATAGGAGTTGAAGTGGAAGTAACTTGGGCTGAATTTAAAAATTTTGTAACACAGAGAAACCTATCTATACAGTTTGTTGAGATGCGCGGAAATTATTTTATGAAAGCATTCGATGGTTTTTTTAACTTAGAATGTATTTTATCTGTCGGTACCGGCGATTCTGATACGACAGATTTTGAAACAAATTTTAAAACAAACGGAAATAAAACACAACCACAACAAATACAAGCGTTTTCTTCAAAAACACTACCTAATGGTAAAAAATTGTATAAAAGAGAACATGGTATACAATCAAATCTCACATCCGGAGCTAATACTATATTATACACAATACCATATGCGTGGGTTAAAATTATTGGATTAGAACTTGTGGGCGGAGAATTACTAGATACTGTTGATTTTTTTGTGCTAGATTCTACATCTGGAACTTATAGCGGCGTACCTAATTACACATTAAATCAATTCGGATTTAACGTAAACGTTGCTCCTGATGAATACGTGAATGTTTGCAACTATGATGCTGATTTGTATTATGGTATGCAAGTTAAAATAGTATATAATTCTGTAAGCAATAAAACCGTGGGAATTAATTTTAATTTAAACGAGGTTAAATCTTAACATGGTACAAATATACATAGGCTTTTCAAAGCCGAAGAAATGGTTTGTTCCTTATAGTTGGCTCATCAAGTGGGTAGACAAAACACCATATTCACACGTATATATTAAATTTTATTCATCAACTGCTGACGAGTGGATTATATATCAAGCAAGTCACACAAGCGTTAATTTTTTTAATGAAAAATATTTTGTTGAATCAAACGATGTTATTGATGAATTTCCTTTTAAATTAGAAGAAACCGATTGGCATAATGCCCTTAAATTCGCAATACAACATGTTGGCGCACCTTATGGTGTAAAACAGGTTGTCGGCATTGCCTTGGGTCTTATTTTTGGTAAAAACCCATTTAAAGATGGTAGTCAAAGTTATGTATGCAGTGAACTCATTCAATGTATGATTGATCTACCAACAGGCATTGACCCTGATGAAGTTAGACCAATAGACATACATCATTATCTGGAGATGCATGATGGCCAGAATTAATTTTCATGACCCATTTGACCTTCCGCACAAAAAAAGCCATAGAATTCAGTGGTATAAGAACAAGATTCTCCTTGGTTTGTGGGTAATACAAACTATTTTAACGCTAATATACATAGGTAAACATATATAAGTATGGCTGAATATCCGGGTTCAAATAATTCAAATACAATGCAAGGAAACACCAAAGAAGTGTATCCAAAGGACAAGCCTAAAAAGAAATCGTTTAAAAAAATACTATCGCTTTTACAAAAATAATCCTACCCAATAATGGATGGATAATCCGACAGTAATCCAATCGGACCTGTCAAAAAGGAGACAATATGTCAGAAGCAAATATAGAATCATCAGCAGCACCAGTAGAGGCAGCACCAAATGAGGGAGCACAAACTGATGCGGATCTGAGCCCAGAAGAAGCAGCCGCAGAAGCGGAAGAGTCAGCAAAGCTTGAAGCCAAAAGTAAGATAAAAAAATATCAAATTAAGGCGAATAATAAAACAAGAGATATTGAGATTGATTGGTCAGATGATAAACAAATCGAACAATATCTAGCTAAAGCTGTTGGTGCAGATGAAAAATTTCAAGAAGCAGCAAGTTTACGCAAACAAGTAGAACAGCTTGTTAATGAATTAAAAAGTAATCCTCTCGCTATTTTAAAGCACCCACAATTGGGTATTGACATTAAAGCTCTTGCTCAACAAGTACTTAATGAAGAACTTGAAGAAATGCAGCTTAGCCCAGAGCAAAAACAGATTAAAGAACTTGAGTCTAAACTTAAAGAAAAAGAAGAGAAAGAAAAAGCTCTTGAAACTGAAAAAGAAGCAGCTCAACGCGCTAAGTTTGAACAAGAAGCAATGGAAACGCTTGATAATAGTATTACCGAAGCTTTAGGAAAAAGTAATCTACCTAAGAGCCCTTATGTTATCCGTCGTATGGCAGATAGCATGATTGCTGCTATGGAAATGGGTTATGCTGATGTTACCCCTGAACAAGTATTACCGTTTGTTGAAGAACAGATTCTTGGTGAAATAAACCGATTATTTGAATCTTCTCCGGATGATATGTTTGACAAGGTGATGGAAAACGTTGTTGGTAAAAAACACCTAGATAAGTATAGAAAATCTAAAGTGTCTAAAAGCAAAAAACCAGCAAATACGGTCACTGCAGCACAAGTAAAAGACACCGGTGCTAGCGTTAAACCTAAAGAAAAGACATCGGACGAGCCAGTAAAAAGGTTCAAAGATCTGTTTAAAACATTTTAATGTATTTTATCCCTGGTGCCTCTCTTACTTCGGTAAGGGGGCCTGGGGTGTGTTTAAGTAGCTAAAATAACATATATTATTGACACGAAATCTATTGGAGTATTGCCGCGCGGCTCTTCGCAAGCTTCTGCCCGAAGACAACCAACACGTAAGAAAGATCGGATGTCGCGTCATTTTAACAACCGCCAAAATTCAAAAAATAAAGGAGAATTAAAATGGCAGATTTTTCAGGAAGTAATTCAGCAGCGTCGCTGAATGGACTTTTCAAAGAAACTTATGAGGACAATCTTAAGAGATTGATCCCAGACGGAAAAAAAGTTTTGCAACGTATTAAATTCGTTAGCAAAGACAAACAACCGGGCAACGCGTACCACCAGCCTCAATTTAACTAGGGGCTGTATAAATCTTCTCTGATTGACTTGGAACTCCGGAAGCGGACAACAGGGCGCAAGCGAAAGCAGCGTGAACGACTAAGTGAGAGGACCCGAAAGGGATGCGATAGTCTGAACAACCCTATAACAAAAGAAGGGGTTGAGAGAAATCCGAAGAGGTTTCTCCCACTGAAAAGTGAGTAACAAAATGGGTGTTACGTTCGCAGATGACACTGAAGGTGCATTTGCATTGAATCCGCCAGTTGCGGGACAAATTAAAGATGCTGTAGTTAAAGGCTACCAGCTAGTATTACGTTCGGCTATGCCTTACGCTCAAGCTTCTAGATCTATGGGTCCAGGAGAGCGCGCGTTTGAAGAAGCTACTAAGTACTTGGTTGGTTCTATGCTTGACAGTATCCAAAAGAAGCTTGAAATCGAAGCTATCTATGGACAACTTGAGTATGGATTGGCTAATGCTATTGCGGTTGGTCTTGTAATCACAATCAAATCTTCTGAATTTGCTCCAGGTATCTGGTCAGGTGCAGTTGGTATGCCAATTGAGATCTATGATCCAACTCTTACTACATTACGTGGTGGCGCTTCTGCTACTGTTGCTTCTGTAGATTTGAACAGCAAAACTATCACTCTTTCTGCAGCAGATGCAGCCGTAGCAGCAGCAGTTGTTGCTAATGACCGTATCTTGCACAAAGGTGCTGCTGGTAAAGAATTTGCTGGTATCCATAAAATCTTGTCTAACACAGGTACTCTTTTCGGTATCAGTGCATCTAGCTATGATTTGTGGAAAGGAAGCTCTTTTGCTCCAGCATCCACTTCTGTATTGTCTTTTGCAATCTTGCAACAAGCAATCAGCAAAGGTGTTGAAAAAGGTCTTGACACTGACGTAATGGTTCTTGTCAATCCTTCACACTGGGATGATTTGTTAACTGAGCAAGCTGCTTTACGTATGTATGACAGCTCATTCTCTTCTGCACAAGCTGAGAACGGATCTAAATCAATCAAATTCCATTCACAAAATGGTATGGTTGAAATCGTTCCTTCTATCTATGTAAAAGAAGGTTTTGCTTATGTTCTTTGCTTGGAAGACTGGGTACGCGTTGGTTCTACTGACGTTACTTTCAAACGTCCAGGTCAAGAAGGTAACTTCTTCCGTGAACTAGAAGATCACGCTGGATATGAGTTGAGATGTTACACAGACCAGGCAATTTTTTGCGCACGTCCAGGTCGCTCAGTGCTTATCAGTAATCTTAAAGCTTCGTAATTACTAGTTAATTAGGAAACTTACTAAAGGCAGAGGATGAATAGTCCCCTGCCTTTTTTTATTTATTGTGTATTTTTCTTGACAAGACCAAACATCTATGTCATGATATAAGCATGATTAAATGTAAAAAATGTTTAGAAGAAAAATCAGAAGCCGAATTCCACCCTAGAAAAGAGTCACCCACTGGTTATAGAAGTGAGTGTAAGCCTTGTCGTAAAAAACAAGGACAGGAACATAGGATACAAAAAAAAGACCAGATAAGCGCTAGGCGTAAAGAGTATTATAGTAACAACAGAGATGTTATTTTAAATAAAGAAAAAACTCGATATGAGAAAAAAGCTACAGAAATTAAACAAAAAAGCTTAGATTATTATTATAAAAATAAAGAAAAAGTAAATACAGCAAGAAGATCCTATCAAAAGAGACGATTAGAGTCTGACCCTGTATTTAAAATAACGAGAAATATTAGAAATAGATTGTGGTATGCTTTAGACAATAAAAGTTGGAAAAAAAGTTCAAAATTCCATGATTATATTGGTTTAGATGATTATGACCAACTTAAGGTATTTTTAGAAAAAAACTTTACACCAGAAATGTCCTGGGATAACTATGGTGATTATTGGGATATTGACCATATAGTACCCCTTTCTTTAGCAAAAACACAGGATGCTTTGTATAAACTACAAAATTATAGAAATCTATTTCCTAGAGAGAAAATTGAGAATAGGAATTTAAAAAGAGATCGATTTAATTTTAATTCCGAATTAACTGTAAAGCTTATAGATTATAATTTAGGACAAGACTTTCTACTAGAAAACCACTATCTAAGAAGAAAAGCACCTAGTGAATATACTTTTGGATTATTTTTACCTAATGGTGTTTTGTGTGGTGTCTGTACTTTTCACACACCATTTAGTCCCGGATTGCGGAGTATTTGTGGTAATGAGTTTTCTAATCAAGTAATTGAATTAAATCGTTTGGCGGTTCTTGATTTTTTGCCGACTAACACTGAAAGTTGGTTTATTGCTAGATGTTTAAATTCAAAATTAATAGAAAAAAATATTATAGTGACATTTGCCGAGATAGAAGCAGGGCATTCTGGTATAATTTATCAGGCATGTAACTTTAAATACTTAGGTATTACGGAAAAACGAAAAGATATGAGTCTTGGTGATAGTAGACATGCTATGACATTGGCTTCTAGCGATATAGACAAATCCTCGGAAAATTTTAAATACATTGATAGAAAACAAAAACATAGATATATATATTTTAATGGTGATAAAAGACAGAATAAACATTATAAAGAATGTTTAAAATATGACGTATTATCGTTTCCTAAGGATTAAAATATTACTGGCCATGTAGATTATCCCACTCGCTTGTTGTTATCGGATTATAATAAATCCTATATTGTATCACTGTTGGCAAATGATGGTGATATAATATGTCTCGGAGCATTCCGCGCCGAATTGGTTGTCTTATCATAGAAAACACATCAGATACTACAGTGACGGTGATACATTCATCATCGAGTTTAAATGCCTCGATGTGTGCACCAAGATATTGAAATGCTATTTCCAGTTCTGCAACAACTTTAGCTTCTATTTCGATGTCGTTCATTTTTTCACCCTATGATAATCGATTCTTTAATCTTTGACTAACACTATCTGTTTCTTCATCAGGAGAATGCCGTCCAGATCTAGCTGCGTCTATTAATAATTTAATTAGTTCCCAAACACTCTTACTGCGGTCATGACGCTCTAATCTACTGAACATAGCTGGGTCCCCAGAATGATCATCAGCACCAATCCATGCCTGATATGATGCGGTAGAGATATCTCCAGACCCATCATTAGCAATGACCATTTCACCAATTTTTCGTTTTTTACTTTCATCACCAAAGGGAACAAGTTCAACTGTTACACGTAGCATATTATTTTTTTCCTCTCATTATTTGACAGATTGTTGTTTCGCTTACCGGTTTAAAATCCCAGCTGTCAACATTAACGTTTATCTGTCTACCACTCACCCTAGATGCACCATGATGATGTCCATGCACATGCCACAGGCCTTTATCTATTGGATACAAAGCATAATACTTTTTCCACACACCAAGTTTTCCCGTGAGCCGATACCAAAGCCTTACCCACCAAGGACTATCATATGGGTAGTGCTTAAGAAAAATGCTCTCAGCATTACTAAGCTTAATAATTAATTCATCTCTCACATCAGAAAATCCCGCATCCATATATTCTTTAGTGCCACCAATGTCGTGATTTCCGCGAATGAGTATCTTGTTGCCATTTAACAGGGATAGTAATTCAGCGTTCTTATTCATGTCTCGATAGAATGAAAAATCACCAACAACATACACCATGTCTTTAGGTTTAATATGTTTATTCCACATATTTATCATATGCTCATCCATCGCTTCAACGGAAGAGAATGTTCTTGTATCAGCTTGATAACGCAAAATATTCTTATGCCCAAAATGTAAATCTGAAATAAACCAACGCATTATTTTTTCTCTTTAATTGTATATACACTATTTAATGTAAATAATTTATATCCGTTTTTTAATTTTAGCACACGCTGAACTTGACTAGTGCGAAACCAAGGCATACGTGGGTTACCATGTAATGCTATATATAAACACCCAATATCAGGCATATATAATGGTGTTCCTCTGCCTATGATGGCTTTATCGGCGTAACCATACGGACTAGATCTGTGTGCTGCCACTTTTTCTAACACATATTCTGCGTCTTTTTTAAATTTCATTTCTATCATTTCATAACCCTTCGATAAGATCGTTAGCTAATTCATCACACATGTCTCCACCGGATTCAGTGCACCCAAGGTTATATGCGTGTTTCATTGTCTGAATATTTATTCGATACATTTCTTCACTATGTGTAATAGCCTCTTTTACTGAGAAACAAACAAGAAGAAAAAACAATAGATTTGTTATTAATAAAAATTTATTCATTAAACTCTCGTATTTGATTAGCTCTACTATATAGCATATCAATCTGTCCTGGTGTGTATTTCATATAACTAACATAACATATTACTATATGCCTGTCAAGGAGAAAAACATGTCACTTATTTCATTTGAACAATACATAACAGCTAGTGGTAAGTATCCGGAAAGACTAAAGAATAAAGCCCTCACACCAGAATGCGTAGCTAATGCCAACGCCTTATTAGTTAAAGTTAACGCATTCTTAACTGATTTGGGTATAAAAAGTGTCACTGTGAGTAGCGGATTTAGGCCACCAGAGGTTAATGCTGCTACCGCTGGTAGCGCAAAGGCGAGCCTTCATATGAGCTGTCAGGCTATAGATTTAGCTGACGTTCATGGGGAAATAGATGAGTTAGTTGATGAATCTGATGCATTATTAAAAAAGTATGGTCTGTGGCAAGAAAGTCCAGCACATACATCTTCTTGGTGCCATTTAGACATGAAAAATCGTGGTGCCAGACGGAAGAACGTATTCATTCCCTAATTAACATATATCTATGATAAATTAGGAGAAGTATGCCCTTATTAACAGTAAATAATACCACGTTTCAATATCCTGATCCGGGCTCTGAGCCGGGTTGGGGTCAAGACGCTAGTGACTGGGCTTCAGAAGTGACCGCAGTACTTGCTTCCTTAGTGTCTTCTGATGATATTCTTCAAACTAGTTATAGTATTAATAACAACGTATCTACACCTACTGATGTTAACAGATTATTTTTTAATCCTAGCACGGTGAGAGCGGCTAATATTCAATATAGCGTATATCGTATATCTACAGCAAATCCATCAGGACATGTTGAAAGTGGTATTATATATCTAAATTATGATAATGCTGCATCTTTAGGTAGCAAATGGAGTTTTACTCAACAAAAAAACGGAGATAGCGGTGTGGTGTTTTCCATCACTGACGCAGGACAAATTCAATATATAAGCACCGATATTGATAGCACAGGTTACAGTGGTGTTATTAAATTTACAGCTAAAACTTTACCGATATAAGGATAAGCAGACATGGCTTTTTCATTCACAAAATTTATTAAAGGCTTAAACATTCGTCAGGAAAATACCAATTCTCCAAAAGAGATTGATATCGTTCCGGGCGGAAGTGTAGGCACTAAGACAACAGTAACAACATCACAAACTGCTTCTCGCACTATCACACTACCAGATGCTACTGATACTTTAGTCGGTAAAGCAACAACCGATACTCTTACAAATAAGACTCTTACTAGCCCGGTCATTAATACACCAACTGGTATTACTAAATCCGATGTCGGATTAGGTAATGTAGACAATACTTCAGATGCAACAAAAAACTCAGCATCAGTTACTCTTACTAATAAAACAATTGACGCAGCTTCAAACACAATATCAAATTTAGCTGATACTAACATTGCTGTAGCGGCGGCTATTGATGCTACTAAAATTGGTGGAGGATTAGTTAGTAATACTGAATTTTCTTACCTTGATGGTGTTACTAGCGCAATTCAAACACAACTTAATGATAAAGCTAGTGATTCTTCTTTCACATCACACACTGGAGCATCTAGTGGTGTTCATGGTGTTGTTGGAGATGTTGTTGGGACAACAGATTCGCAAACATTAGCAAACAAGACACTCACTAGTCCAGTAATTAATACACCAACAGGTATCGTTAAGGGTGACGTAGGTCTGGGTAACGTTGATAACACTTCAGATGCGACTAAGAACTCAGCTACAGCAACCCTTTCTAATAAACAAGTACAATTTTCTGTATCAACAGATGCGACGGTTACTGGGGCGTCAGCTACAGCTAGTGCTTTTACTTCTGGTGTTATTCGTCTTACAAACGCATCACTTACATCTCTTGCTGGTATTCCTGCGGGTAGTGCTGGTCAGTTTTTAATTGTTGAAAATAAAACTGGTGCAAGCATTAATATTAATAATGAGGATGCTGGCGCAACAGCAGCAGACAGAATCCAAACTGGAACAGCAGCAAATGCTCCTATGGCCAATAATGCAACAATGGCATTTACATATGATGCAACATCTTCTCGTTGGCAGCTTACTGGTGGTGCTGGTGGTGGAAGTGGTTCTACTTTTACAGATACATCTTTTGCTATTAATGATGCAATCGATGCTACAAAACAAATTAAATTTGATGCAGCAGGTACTACTAGTACAGCAACAACTCTTGTTGGTTCACAAACAGCAAATCGTTCATTAACTCTTCCTGATGCTACTGACACTCTTGTTGGTAAAGCAACAACTGATACATTAACAAATAAAACAATTAATGGATCAAATAATACAATAACAAATGTATCTCTCACTACTGGCGTAACTGGAACTCTACCTATCGCTAATGGTGGAACAAACGCAACAAGCGCATCTACTGCGTTTAATAATTTATCACCAATGACTACAGCTGGTGACATTATTTATGGAGCAATAGCTGGTGCTGGAACTCGTTTAGCTCTAGGTTCAACAAATCAAGTGTTGAAATCTCTTGGTGGAATTCCTGCTTGGGGTAAAATAGATAACAATGCTATTGGTTCAAATCCTGACGCTGAAGCTGACACTACCGGTTGGGCAACGTATGCGGATGCTGGGGGAACAAGTCCTGTTGATGGTACTTCTGGTTCACCAACATTAACTTTCACAAGAACAACAAGTAGCCCACTTTCTGGTTCTGCTTCTTTCCTTATTACTAAAGATGCAGCAAATCGCCAAGGTAATGGTGTTAGCTTTGATTTTACCATTGATACATCTAGTAAAGCTAAAGTAATGCAGATTGGTTTTGATTATATCGTAGCTAGTGGAACTTTTGTTGCGGGTAATCCTTCTGACAGAACAACTGCCGGTGATAGTGACATTACTGTTTGGGTTTATGATGTTACAAATGGTGTACTTATTCAACCGAGCACATATCGATTGTATAGCAATAACACTACTATTGCTGATAGATTTATGGCAAATTTTCAAACATCAAGTAATAGCACAAGTTATAGATTGATTTTACATTGTGGAACAACAAGCGCATCAGCTTATACTGTAAAAGTTGATAATGTTTCTGTTGCACCAACTTCTTATGTTTACGGCTCACCAATTACTGATTGGCAATCTTATACACCAACATTTAACGGAAGCCCAACGGTAGCCAGTGTTACATTTTGGTATAGACGCATAGGTGATAGCGTACAGATTAATGGTTCATTTCAGTTAACAGCAACTAATGCATCCACAACGGCACTAACTATGCCTAGCGGATTAACAATTGATACCGCAAAAGTAGGGTCAACGCGAAAATTTGTATTTGGTGAGGCTTCTCGAATTGTACAAACAGGCACTGAGACCACATTAGTAAAACATGTTGTTGCATACAACACATCTTTTACAAATCAACTATTTTTAGCAAGTACAAGCGTGTCGCAAAATTTAGGACAAAATGCCTGGAATGGTTTGTTTGTTAATAATGACTGGGTGACTGTTGAAGCTATGGTTCCAATTACTGGTTGGTCTTCAAGCGTTCAGATGAGCGATAGTGCTGATACAAGAGTCGTTGATTGCGTTGTAACAACCACAGCAAATATAACCGGAACAGCGGGAAGTGCGTTTGTTTTCCCGGTTGTAACAAAAGATAGTCACGGTGCTTATAATAGTTCTACTGGCATTTATACTGTGCCGGTTGCTGGTGACTACCAAATTCATGGTACCGGATTATATAGTACCGTAGGTGATATAGCTTGTAATATTCAAGTAAATGGAAGTTTCAATAATAATTTAACTACAACAGACACAACACGAGCTAAATCTGGTAGTATGTTAATACCTAATTTAAAAGCTGGTGATACGATAAAACTTGTCCCTGATGTAAACAGAAATCTTGTGTACAGTGCCGGAAATTTTATTCCTACACTATCTATCGTCAGAGTAAGTGGCCCAAGTCAAATTTCAGCAACAGAAACTATTAAAATGAAAGCCTATTCTATTAACGGACAATCATTTGCAAATAATAGTACAGTCAAAGTGCAATTTCCATCTAAATCATTTGATAGTCATAGTATTTTTGATAATACAACAAATTATCGTGCAGTAATTCCTGCCACTGGTGACTATTTTATGCAAGCACAGTTAACATGGAGTAACAGTAACACTACTGGCACTAGAATTATTTATATTTACAAAAATGGTTCTGAGGTTGCGGCTAAATATGTTCCGGCTCAAGTAAATAATCAAACTATTGATATTAGCTATTTTGATAGAGCTATTGCTGGTGATTATTATGAAGTATTTACTTACCAAAATAGTGGCGGTTCTTTAACTGGTGATACAACATTGACACGAACATATTTTAACTTATTTAGACAGGGAATATAAATGAAAGATATAGCCGCACTTCTTAGATCAATGCATCTTTTTGCGCACGCAGCGCATAATGTTGTTTCTGGTGCTGTATTTATGCAAGATCACAACATGCTTGGTGATCTGTATCCAGCATACGAATCTGAGTATGATGGTGTTGTGGAACGCATCATAGGTCTTTCATCTTTGTCAATGGAAGAAATTATAATGATCCAAGAATCTGCTGTTATGCGATTGAAAAGTATTGCGATGAGTCAGAAAGAAAACAAAGGATATTTACTTGTTCTTCTTGATATGGAGAAGACTTTGTGTTCAATGATACAACAACCAACACAAGGCCGAACAGAAGGAACAAAACAACTTCTTGGTGACATAGCCGATAAGTCTGAACAAAGACAATATAAACTTAAGAATAGGTGTAAATAATGGATCCAGAATTAAAAGCTCGCTTGCTACAAAGTATTCAAAACGGCCTAAAGATAGATCGACCGATTGAACCTGGCGATGAAGACAAACCGGCAGACAACAGTGTACGTAATATGCTTGTACAGAAAATGGGTTTACCCGATTCAATGATGCAAAGTGCTGCTGATGAAAAACGTGCCTATGCGGATATGCCTATAGCCATGGGTATGGGAACAATGGGTACTGTCGGTAAGGCATTCACTGGTGCAGCGGCTCAAGCAATGGCTAAATTACAAGCTGCTAAAAGTGCTGGACAAAAACTTCCGGCAAGTATGGAATATCTTCTCGGTAAAGCAACCGGGTCTGTGCCTGTTGTAAAAACAGCACAAGAAGTGGTAGAAGAAGCTGCTAAAAAAGCTGCCAGTTTAGCTAGCGACGCAGGTCCAGACATTGGTGCTAAGTTTGCTAATCTTAAAAAACTTATGGGTGGTCAATAATATGGATAATACAATAAAACACTACCTTTCTAGTGATCAAGTAATTAAGGCATCTTTTAATCCTGAAGCTGAGGCTCTTGATGTTGTTCTTTCTGCTGGTGAAATGAATTTTTCATTAAACCATAAAGAAGACAGCATAAGCGTTTTTAGATCTATGATTAGTTTAAAAAACGAAGCTATTCTTGAATGTTCGGATATGTCACAAGTTTGTCTTTTTGGTGACGCTAAGGTTATGGTTAGCCCAGTAATGGATGCTGATGTGTGGTTTGAACTTCCAATACACGCTTTACGACCAAGACCATTATTAGCGGTGCGCATTAAAATGATCAAAAATGATCCTAACAGCGTTCTTTTATTAAAGGCATAAAATGGGTAGCGTCACTTTTGGTAGCAATAATAAATCTTCGGTATCTTCAGAACCTACGATCGTTTATGTGGACAGACCGGTAATTGAAGAGAAGATAGTTTATGTTGATAGACCAGTAATACAAGAACGTATTGTAGAAGTGATAAAAGAGATAGAAAAGCCTGTTATACAAATACAAGAGCGTATTGTAGAAAAACCCATTGATCGGGTTATGGTTGAGTACAAAACGGTAGAAGTGCCTGTTATGTATGAAAAAATCGTAGAAATCCCCATTGAAGTGATTAAGATTCAGGAAGTCCCTTCAAAGGTTATTGACATAAGTGAGAATCTAGAAGTTAAAAAACAACTTAGACATGGTAGTCGAAATAAAAAATTATTAATACTATCAGTAGCTATGAATTTGTTACTAATAGCTATAATACTGGCGGGGAAATAATGTCAAATAGTACAACAAAAAAAATGTCCGATCAATCGGGTAATAATGCTCTTAGGGGAGCATATAATGACCAAGATAGCACTTTAGCTGTTAGTGGGTTTATTAGCGCAAAACAGGGACATAAAATCGTTCGTTCAGCGGTATCGCCAACGGTTGACACATATTCATTTTACGATGGATCTACGCTACTTTACACGCTCCAGATAACATATAATAATAGCTCACATGATGAGATTGACTTGGTTGAAAGAACGGTGTAATTGTGGGGATTAAACTGAACCCGTTTACCGGGCAGCTTGATATAACTGGTGGTGGTAGCGGCGGAGGTCCTGCTCCAGCAACGAAATACAGCACAACATTTAATAATGCTAGCTGGGTTCTTGCTTCTCCAGATTATACGTTCACAGTGACCGCAGCAACACACGGAATGGGTGCCACCCCAATGGTTGTTGTATATGAAGGTGTGACAACATTTGAACAAGTAGTTACTGCTGTTGAAGTTAATGCTAGTGGTGACGTAACTTTAAAAGTGAGTGATGTACCCGATAATAGATTTACGGGCTTAATAATAATAGAATAACAGGAGAGAAAATGTCAGATATTAAACAGAAAAATAGAATAAAAGCCCAGGGTGGCATACAACTTACCGCAGAAACGGCAAGTAGAGTATTGCAATTAGACGGGTCAGGAAATGTAAGTAGCTCATCGGTTACTAACACTGAATTGGGTTATTTGTCAGGAGCTACGTCTTCTGTTCAAACCCAATTAGGTAATAAACAAGATACCTCAGAAAAAGGCGCAGCAAATGGTTACGCGTCCCTAGACTCTGGCGGTAAGGTTCCTGTTGCTCAGTTACCTAATAGTATCATGGAATACCAAGGTACATATAATGCATCAACCAATTCACCAACCCTTGTTGATGGAACTGGTAATACTGGTGATGTTTACCGTGTTACTACAGCTGGTGCTGGTGTTAATAGCTTAAATTTCATCGTTGGTGACTATGCTATTTATAACGGTAGCATTTGGGAAAAAGCACATAGTGGTGCAGACAATGTTGTAAGCGTAAACGGCGCTTCTGGTGTTGTTGTTCTTTCTTCTAGTGATATTTCTGAAGGTTCAAACCTTTATTTCACTGACGAACGAGCACAAGATGCTGTTGGTAGCATTCTTACTGATAGCTCAAAAATCGATTTTACTTACAATGATGGTGCGAACACTATCACCGCAACAATCGTTGCTGGTAGCTTAGTAGACGCCGACATTAACGCTTCTGCTGCTATTGATGCAAGCAAAATCGCTGATGGTTCTGTAAGCAACGCTGAATTCCAATATTTGGATGGTGTTACTTCTGGTATCCAGTCTCAATTAGGTAATAAACAACCACTTGATGCTACACTTACAGCATTAGCTGCGCATAACACTAATGGAATTTTGGTACAAACTGCAGCTGATACTTTTACTGGACGTAGTATTTCTGCTGGTAGTGCTATTGCTGTTTCTAATGGTGATGGTGTTTCTGGCAATCCATCGATCGCTTTGGATATTGCCGGTCTTACAGCTATCACTACACCAAACAACGCTGATGAATTAGTTGTATTCGGTTCTGTTGCTAGTGCAAACAGAAAAATTACTCGCGCTAACTTCTTGTCAGGTATTGCTTTAAATAGTGCTGGTGATATTAATGAGTCTACCTTCTCTATGGCAAACAATCAAGCGGCTGCCGCTGACGTTACTGGATTGGCTTTTGCTAATGCTTCAGTAAGAAGCTTCAAAGCGCTTGTTTCTATTGCTATTGATGCAACAGCTGATTTGTTTGAAGTGTATGAATTACTTGGTGTACAAAAAGGTGCTAGTTGGGATATGACACAATCTGCTACTGGTGATGACAGTCAGATTGTATTCTCTATTACTTCCGCTGGCCAAATCCAATACACTAGTGCGAATCTTGCTGGATTTGTTTCTGGTGCAATTAAGTTTAGAGCTAACACTACCTCTATCTAAGGAATAATTAATGGGTCAAGGTGATAAAAAATTACCGGCTAGATTAAAACGTGGCGCTGAGTTCAGCGCTGCGTTCAATAACCCAAAAGACAGTTTTAGTAATATAAAACAACTTATGGGAATGCAACCTGCCGAAAAAATGAATAACGATATACCAGATGTTCAAGGCGATGTTGATAATTACAACAGGGCAATGCAAAAAATGCGTGAACAACCTCAACATGTAGAACAAAAACCGAAGTTTACAGATAAAGAACTTGACAGTCTATATAACGAATTTCAACCAGCACCGGTTGATCCAAAAATTGAAGCTTTAAAAAAATTACGTGGATTCTAAAGGAGAAAACATGAAACCAGATATGAAACAACAAGCCAAAATGAAAATGTTGCAAGATTTGAAAAAAATGGCAACAGGCATGATGGGCGAAGACCTTAAAGGTAAAATGGACGGAATGAAAAAAGTTAGTGTTATGGCTAACGATAAAGACGGTCTTGAAAAAGGTCTTGATAAAGCAAAAGAAATGATGCATGGGATGCCAGAAATGGATAAAATGGCCCATGAAGAAGCATCTGATGCTGGTTCTGAAGATATGGAAACCGATCATTTAGGAAATGAAGATGAAGAGATGGGCGAAGAAGAATGCTCACCAGAAGAACTTCAGATGAAAATTAAAGAAATGCAAGCAAAACTTGATGCGATGAAAAAATAATGGCTAGATACCTTACGTCAAAAACTTTAATAGATAGCGCGACGCGTAGGGCAATGATACCTAAATCACAGGTAACATTTACCGAAGAAGATTTTCTTGCGTTTGCCAATGAGGAAATGGACACTGCGGTTATTCCGTATGTGATGTCGTTTCATGAAGACTATTTTTTATTTGATGAGAATGTACCTTTGCAAAAAGGTGTGAGTCAATATGCCATTCCATATAGAGCCGCAGGAAATAAACTAAGAGATGTCGCATTTCAAGATACTGGTAACAATATTTTTGAAATGACTCGTATTTTAGTAGAAGATATATCTTTTTATCAACACAATGGAAATACCGGATCTAATTCTCCACTCAGAGCATTCTACATTAAAAATAATGATGTGTGTTTAATGCCTGAGATTGGCCTTGATATTCAAGGTCACATACGTATGTACTATTACATTCGCCCAAGCGCGCTCGTTTCGGAAGATAGAGCGATGATAGTACAAGCGATTGATACAGTTACCGGACAAGTTACAGTAGATAAAATACCAACAATTTTTGGTATAAATACATTGGTGGATTTCATTAAAGTGAAAAGCCCACACAAATGTATGTCTATTGATAAAGCTATCACAAATGTTGATACAGTAAATAATATCATAAGCTTCTCGACAACAGATCTTCCTTCAAAATTAGTTGTCGGTGATCATATTTGTATAGCAGAAGAATGTATTATTCCTCAAATACCAACAGATCTTCATTCTCTCCTATCTCAGCGCATGGCTTGTCGATGTCTTGAAGCTCTTGGTGATCAACAAGGATTGGCTGCGGCAAATGCTAAGCTTACCGAAATGGAACTTAAGCTAGGTACTGTTGTTGATGATCGCGTCGAAGGTAGTGCGATTAAAGTTGTTAATAGACACACGGCTCTGAGAAACGCACGTAATTACTATAGGAGGTAGTGTGTGGCAACAACCTCAATGTTAAAATTTAATATTATTTATGCACTCCAAGATCCTAATACTTATGAAATTAGATATATAGGACTATCTAGCAAGGGATTACTTAGACCATTAGAGCATTTCAAACGGTATACTACAAAAAAAATAGCCCACTACCCTATTTATAGATGGATAAAAAAATTAGCCCGCAAGAATCAAGTACCAAAAATTATTGTTTTACAAGAATTTGAAGATAAAAAATTTTTACAGGATGCCGAGATTTATTGGATTTCTTATTTTAAAAGCATCAATTCGCCATTATTAAATTGTACTAATGGCGGTGATGGCGTTAAAAACCGAATTATTGATGATAATTTTAGAAAAAAAATATCTATTGGTACAAAAAAATGGTGGGATACTCTAGATATAAATATCAAGAATAGAATAAAAGAAAATAATTTAACTGGCCATGGAAAAGAAAAAATTAAATTAATCGATCAACATGGTAATGTATATGAATCAATGACGGATGCGGCAAAGCAAATTAAATGTAATATTTCGACAATAAGTATTGCAATAAAAAAAAATAGACCATGTAAAGGTTATATTTTAACTAAGGTCGGTATATAATGGCTACTACAAGCATGTTACGATTCAAAGGACTACACACTTATAATTCGTTTCTAAGTGAAATTCCTGAAGGTGCCTTATCTATCGCCGAAAATGTAAACATAGATAGATTAAGTACATTAGAGTCTCGTCGTGGACTTAAACAGTATGGAACAATCGGTTCTACTACATCAGATGTAGCAAAACAACTTCTTTTATATAAAAATAGAACAATAGCACATTATTCAAATGCGTTGGCATATGACAATGGTAGTGGAACATATACAGCATTCACCGGTTCTTTTATCGAAACTGAGTCTGGGCTTCGATTGAAGAGTATCGAACAAAACGGAAATCTGTTCTTAACTACAAGCACCGGGATACGTAAAATTGCCGCAAAAAGTGCGAGTCTTTTATCTTCAGCAAAAATAAGTACTGCGGGTGGGATTAAGGCCCTTGGTGGAACAGCCGTGGTTGATTACGTCAATGAAGGTTTTTTTGAAGGCTATAGTAAAATTGCTTATCGTATTGTTTGGGGAACAAAAGACATCAATAATAATTTGATTCTTGGTAGTCCTAGTACACCGATAGAGGTCGTAAATCAAAACTCAGTTAGCGGAACAGCAACAGTTACATTCGCTGTACCACAAAATATAACAACAGATTATTTTTATCGTATATATAGAACAGGATTATTCACAGCAACAACATTTGCTGATGTTCAGTATTTAACCGTTGATGATGAGTATAGATTAGTATATGAAGACGGGTATATTTCTGGTACTGAGATAACAATTAATGACATAGTTCCAGAAGATTTTAGACAGGGCGGAGCACCGCTCTATACAAACGAATCTAGTGGCGAAGGAATACTTCAGTCTAATGAAGCACCGCCTTTCGCTAAAGATATTGCAGCATATAAAAACAGTGCGTTTTTTGCTAATACACGAACAACCTATAGACAATTAATTGATATGGTTGGTTTGGGTGATTTCGAACGTTATGGCGCATCTGGTGACACGATCGATATAACAAGTATAACCTACTTAGCACCAACAACAACGATTGTATTTTCTGCGGCAACGACTATTGTTGCTGGACAAAAGATAGTAATAACAAATAGTGGTTCAGCTACTCTTGATGGAATACGCACTGTAGCTACATCTGTTGGTAACACAATCACAATAACCGCTGATGGCACTGGTGCTAGCGCAACAAATGCTTCTGTGTATCCATCTAGTTTAATTATTACAAAGAACACAACAAGACAATATTATTTTGTTGGTAGACCAGAAATACATTCATTTACTTTTCCTGCATACTATGCTGGGATAGATCAAACTTATTTTTTAATAAATGCTGCTAGTGATGCGGTTAAATATACTATTTATTTTCATGACACAGCGGGACCTATTGTAGAACCAAACACAGTAGAAACAGCCGGAACACTTCTAATTAAAGTTGATGTTAGTAGCGCCGATACAACAGGAACGCTTATTGCCGACAAAGTTATGGTTGCAATAAATGATGCCAGTTATGATTTTGTTATTGATGGAACAACCGCAACTAGAACAATATCAACAGCAAATAGTGGGTCAGCAACAAATCCAGTTATTACCACATTATCTCCGGTAACCGGTTTAACCACTACAGCAATTCAGGATGGTGACGGTGAGAACGGCGCAACTAATTATGTTCGCCTTTCTTCTCTGGCTTCTCCTTCACAACGAATTGACGATACCGCGCGAAGTCTTTGTAAGATAGTTTCTGCTGATACGTCTGGTGAAGTGAACGCTTATTATTTATCTGGACCACAAGATGCTCCAGGTAAGATGAATTTTGAATCTAGAATACTAGACACTACACCATTTACGCTACAAAGTAACGTAGGCCAAGATTTTAGTCCAAGCATTACTTCACCGCTTACTGCAACAAACGAAGAAAAAGCTAATCGTGTATATTTTTCTAAAACAAGCCAACCGGAAGCTGTTCCGATAGTGAACTATTTTGACGTTGGTCCTCAAGATAGCGCTATATTGCGTATCCTTGGATTACGAGATAGTTTGTTTATCATCAAAGAGGACGGTATTTACCGCCTTACTGGTGAGAATCCTACTAACTTTTTTGTTACCTTATTTGATGGCTCTTGTAACGTTTCAGCGCCAGACACCTGCGTTGTTATTGATAATAATATATTCGGTTTGTCAAGTCAAGGTGTTGTTCGCATAAGCGAAACCGGTATTGACATTATTTCTCAACCAGTACAAGACGCATTTAATCTATACACTTCACCTAGATATACTTATTATAAGACCGCATCATTTGGTGCTGCTTATGTTGAAGATTATGCTTATATTTGTTGGTTACCAAAAAACGCAACAGATACAACAGGAACTATTGCTTATAGATTTAGCACAAAAACCGAAACATGGACTACTTGGAAAAAAGTAGGAAATGCCAAATGTGCTATAGTGAATACGTCAACGAATAAGTTATTCGTCGGACCCGATGATATAAATATTGTTGAAATAGAGAGAAAAGATTTAAAGAGAACCGACTTTGCGGATAGAGAATATTCTTTAGATTTACTTTCTAACTCCATTTCAGGAACGACGATTTCTGTACCGTCCTTACTAAACGTTGAACCTGGTGACGTTCTTTCTCAAACACAATACGTAACCGCGTCGCTGGTTGATAGATTAGCGAATAAATTCGTTCTTGATGCCGGTGTTCCTAACACTGTTGGTAATGATAATAAAAATTATTATAGAAATTTAACAATCAACCCCGGCGATAATTTACAGGATGTGCTGGGGTCTGTTATCACACAGTTGAATTCTGATATAGGCACTGCGTACCAAACGTTGTATTCTTTAGACGCAATTACATTTCAAACTGAGTATAATAATCTAATTAATTTATTGAATGCGGATACAACATTGTTACACACAAATTATTCATTATCGGTCAATCCCGTTATATATGAAGTGTTTATAACATCTATTGATAAGAAAAATATATCGGTGACGGTTGATTTGATGATGCCTCTTGTTGTCGGTAGTTTAACTCACTATAAGTCCATCTCTTGTAATGCAACACTTGCTCCGTATTTCTTCGGTGATCCTGCTATATTAAAACACGTTAGAGATGCTACAGTTAGATTTGCTACAGCAAGTCTCACTAGAGGAACCGTCGGTTATAATACTGACCTTAGTGCCAACTTTGATGATATTGAGTTCACTATGGAAGGTACTGGTAATTGGGGTACTTGGGTTTTTGATAGTATTGCTTGGGGTGGTGAAGGTACAGGCAGACCATTCCGAACTCTTATACCTAAAAACAAACAACGATGTACTTATATAAGAACTAGATTTTTACATAAGGCGGCATTTGATGAATTTCGTATTTTGGGCATTTCCTATTCATTTGAGGGTAATAGCGAAAGGGCATATAGATAATGAAATTAAACAATATTAAACGTATTATAGAAGAAGATTTTCCTCAGGATGATCGTTTACTTATCCGAAAGCTTAGTTTTTCTTTAAACCCGTTTTTAGAACAAATAAGCACTCTTTTCAATAAGAACATAGATTTCGATAACTTAAACCAAGAATTCATCACCGTCACTGTAGAGCTTAATGCTGCAGGTATACCCAAAACACAGATTGATATAAAAACAACGCTCAAAACTCGTATAAAGGGTTGTCACTGTATTAATTCTAGGAATTTGACTAATGATGGGACTTTTCCCTCTGGGAACCCGTTTATTAGCTTTACACCAACAGGCAATTTATTGCGTATAAATCATGTGGCTGGACTCCCAGCCGACAAGAAATACGAATTGTCTGTAATACTAATAGGATAACATATATTACTGTATGGCTAACATTATTAACTTCAATGAAGATGACAAAAATAAGCAAAATAATGCTGGTCAACCTGCGTCCGCACAGCCAGCAAACATAGCGCCGGTTAGTGGGCAACAAAGTGCTCCACAGCAAGGCCCTGCTTCTAGTGGTCAATTTACTAATATACAAAAATACCTTAATGCTAATAAAGGTGCTGGCCAACAGATTTCTGGTGGTGTACAGCAACAATTAAATAAAGGTATTCAACCACTAAAAACACAACAAGAATCTCAGGCTAATCAATTTAAACAAAGCGTACAAAACGCTAATGATGTGTTAGGTAGAGGGCAACAGTATAATCAACAACTTCAAGCTCCAGTAGCATCTACTACCGGAATTATGTCTGTTGCTCCAGGAATGCAGAGTACAATGAACCACGGTTTAGGTAGTGAAACCGCTAGCGCAGCAATGACAAAAGCTCAGGCCACTGGACAACAACCGATTCAACCAGTAAATACTTTTGACCCAAATTCTATTGTTAATGATCAAAATAAATTAACCGATTTTACAAAAATTCGTCTTGGTCAAGGTGTTGATGAAAATACACTTAAATCACAAGCACAACAAGCACAAGACACAGCTGCTGGTTTACAACAAAAGGCAGGCGATCTTGCGCAACAAACAGCTACAGCACAAGGACGAAGTGGTTTAGTTAATCAAGCATTTAGTAGACCCGGATATACGCAAGGTCAACAACGAATGGATAATCTATTTTTATCTGGTGCTGGTCAGCAAGGCGTTAATGCTATTCGTAATGCGGCTAAACAAAATGTATCTCAAGCAGGTAATATATATTCTCAAGCACAAGCTGGTACAAAGCAAGCTGGTGATGTTGCAACACAAGAACAAAATATTCAAAAGAGTTTACAAGACAGTGCAAATGCTCTTGAGTCCGGGTATATGCAGAATTTACAAAATCTTATTCCTGAAGTAAATAAACAACGTGATGCTGAAAAAGCTCGCTGGCAACAAAATTATGATGTACTTACTGGTGCTAAACAAGGAACAATCGATCAGGATATTTTTGATCAATTGGGTCTTAAATCTGGTGAACGCACATACAATGTTCTCACTGATCCAAATTTAAATCTTAGACAAATAGCTAACATAAGCGATTACAATGCGGCTACAGCGCAGGATGTTGCTAGCCAAAAAGATGTTGACTATTATAATGCTTTAGCTAAACTATCTAAAGGCGGACTTGATACTTCTGGCGCATTTACTGGTCCTGACGCTAGCCAATTACAATTGCAAGGCGCAAGTCAAATGGGAACAGCAGCAAGTGCACTCACTGGCGAAAATAGCTTACGTAATAAATTAAATTCTGCAGATCAAGCATTTCAAGATTATTTGAACAATACAACAATTAGCGCACAAGGATCAGATACAGGATCATCTAGTATATATGGTAGTGGCGGAAATGCAACCGCTACGGCGCAAGTTAAACTCGCTGATTTTCTTAACGGCGGACAATCTAATATTAATTCACGAAATTCTGGAGCAAGTGCCGGAATTTCCGGTAGTTTAGCAAATGCTGTTGCAAAAAATCCTTTAAATAATGCCGGTCCTCTTGGTGGATTTGCTAGTTTATTAGGTCAGGGATTAAGTAGTGGCCCTATTGCTGGGCTTAATGCAGCATTAACTAATGGTTTTGGTGGCAGTGCTGGTAGTGGCAGTGCCGCACAATTTCGCGCACAAAATACCCTACTTGACCAAATCGCATCTCAGCTTAATAGTAAAGGTGCGGGTAATTTTATTACACAAACAGGCAATAAACAATTGGGTGATATAATACAACACGGAGCCGATTTAAGTCAAGAACAATTAAATGACCAATGGGGCAATCCGGTATATGGAATGTCTGATGCTCAAATAAAAGAGCAATATGGTAACGTCGATCAATACAATAGATTAATTAAAAATAAAGATATGGTACATTATGATCCAAACACGGGACGCTATGCACTAGATAAAAATATAGGTATTAGTGGTTATGCTAATTCAGTTTTGGATAAAGGTGGATATGATTATTTATTATCTGAAGAAAATAAACTAGCACAAAAAGGCGCTAATGATGCTGTTGCTGGAATGTTACAAAGAAGAGATTCTGGTAATGCTGGTTATTCTAAGGTAAGAAGCGACATGGCAAATCAAATTCAAAATAGACTTGGTAGTGGTGTATCTTCTGATGCTATAAACCAAATTTTACGACTTGTGGGGAATAAATAATATGGATCCATTTACAATAGCTTCAATAGCAGCACCTTTAATTGGCGGCGCAATTGGTCAACAAGCTAGCGCTGGTGCCAGAGCAAATGCTGAGAATGACGCTAAGGCAGCGCTTGCGGCATTGCAAGGCGTGAGTCTTCCTGACATTGAAAAAATGCGTTTAGCTCTCGAGGATCAGCAGGTTGTCGGTAACTTAGCTCCAACTCTTGAGCAACAACAACTTTTGGGACCTAGTGCACAACAAAATATTGCCGTAAACCCTAAGTACAATGAATATACTATGTCGGCACTTCAAAAAATGGCCGATGTTCAACAAAACGGTTTACCTGAAGCAGACAGAGCGCAACTTCAAGCATTATTGGGACAAGCATCTCAACAAAACGCTTCACAACAAAAAGGCATACTTGAGAATAGAGCCGCTCGTGGTATGGGTGGAAGTGGTGATGAACTTGCCGCCCAACTTGCCGCAAGTCAAGGCGGTTCTAATCAAGCTAGCCAACAAGCGATGCAATTAGCTGCACTCGCTGCACAAAGAAAATTGGATGCTACTAGTGGATTGGCTAATTTAGCTAACACAGCAGGCAATACAGAATACGGTAGACAATTAAACGCAGCTAATGCTCAGGATGTTATCAGTCAATTTAATACATCTAATGCGCAGAATGTTGGTCAAAGAAACGTTTCAGCACAGAATGCAGCGCAGCAATCTAATTTAGCTAACGCCCAAGCAATTTCAAATGCAAATGTTGGAACACATAATCAACAACAACAATATAATAGAAATCTGTACCAACAAGATTTCAATAACCAAATGGCTAAAGCTGGCAACGTATCCCAAGGTTTTAACAACATGGCACAATTGAACCAAGGCGCAGCAAATGCACAAGCTGGTATGTGGAGTGGTATTGGTAGTGGAATTGGTACTGGTGCGGCATCTATTGTTGCAGCAAACGCAAAAGCTGCTCAAGGTGAGCAACCTCAGGGAACACCATCTTATCCTGATACTCTTAATAAAAATGGTTTTACTGCAAAATAAGGATACAAGATGTTAGATTTTCTTCAAAAATTATTAGGGCAACCGGATAGCGAAGAGTCGAATAAATCTTTTCTTGGTGACATATCTAATTCGCCAGAACAGTTTGCTAGTCCGTTAAACGCCGATAAACCCAATAATGTATCGCAAGGTATGTCTGATCTTTTTACATCGCATGCAGCACCGGAACAATACCCAAATAGCCCGATGGATCCTACACCTAAACCGTTTAATCTTTCTGATATGATGGGTTCTTCTCCTTTGCTTGGCCCACAGATCTTACAAAATAATATGAAACCAGAAGAATTGCAACCAGAAATACCAAACGCATTACCAAAACCGACACAAAATACGGTTAAACCTGTTGTCGCACAGCAAGCACCACAACAAAGTGCCACGGTTATCCCTTCATCACCCGTTCCTGCTGAACAAAATGTTCCGGAACAAGATATATTGGGACAACTGCAAGACCAAAGAAGACAAGGGCTCGCTAATGTTGGTTTGTTAAGTGCTGCGGATCAAATAGGCAGAGCTATTGCTGGCCAAGGTTATTTACCTGAAAAGAAACTTGATGTAAGTCATATTCTTTCACAATATAATGCTCCTGTTGAAGATTATATGCAGAAACAGAAAGCTGAGTTAGGAAAATTAGATTTAGAAAAAGCGAAAGCTCAGGCCGCGAATCAAAAAATGAGAGATGACCCTAATAGTGAAATAAGCAAACTGGCTAGATACAGTGCTATAGACGGTTTAAATAGAATAAAACGTTTCGATCTAGCTTCTAAAATTAGTCCGAATATGTCATCAACTTTAATTGAGGACAGTTTAGGTAAAGTTAATCTATCTAATATGATAACTAATTATGATACGCAACAAAATCGTTTGGCGATGCAAGCGTTAGATCAATCTAATAAAACGGCATCCAGACTAGAAAAATTAGATTCAAAAAAGCAAGACTTTATTTCACAAAGATATGATAATTTAACTAAAAGTAAACCATACCAATTTATGTCAAAAATGTCTCAAGCTAAGAATTTAATAGATGATGCGATTCGCGACCCAAGTGGAGTGAAGGACATTAGTGCTTTATATGCTGCAATTAAAGCGTTCGATCCTGATTCTGCCGTGAAAGAGGGGGAAATAAAACTAATGGGTGAAGCTCGTAGTACATGGGGTAAACTAAATTCAACTTTTAGTAAATTGGGATCTAAGCCTAGAGTACTGGATAAAGAAACATTAAAACAATTACAAGATGTTACTAACAATATATTTAAGCAATCACAACAGCAATATAAAATGTTCTCTCAACCGGTTTTAGATCAGGCAAAAAAACGAGGAATTGAAGAACAGGACTACTCACTAATAGACCCGCTTTATAATAGTTTTAAAAAAACGGATGCCGAGGATCAAAACGATCATCCACAATTTAATATCAATGATGATCTAAGGAATGGAATTGCTGCTGAGTTAAAGCGCCGAAAGAAAGGTACGTAATGGATTATAGTAAATTATCCACCGCAACACTGGAAGCGTTGTCATCAGGACAAAAACTTGATTACACTAAACTATCAGATGATGAACTATCTGAATTGGGTAAAATAACAAAATCTACACCAAAAATAGAAGAACCAGTATCTAAAACGGAAAGCGCTTTACGCGGTGCCGTACAAGGTGGTTTAATGGGTTTTGCTGATGAAGCGACAGGTGTTGGTCAGGGGTTAATAGATCAGATCTTAGGGTCGGATTCTTCGTTTGCTGATGCGTATCAACAACATAGGGATGAGTCGCGCAGAGCATATGATGCAGCAGAAGAAGCTAATCCTAAGACTTATTTTGCTGGAAATTTAGCTGGAGGACTTGTGTCCGGTTTAGCTATACCAATAGGCGGTTCAGCTAATTTAGCTAAAGCCGCAGCAACAGCAGGTGGGGAAGCTTTAGCCAAAACCACTTTAGCTAAAGCGATGCTAAATGCTGGTGGGCTTGGTGCGGTTGGTGGACTTGGTGCCAGTGAGGCAGATAGTGCTTATGGTATGGCTAAAGATACGGCTTTAGGTGGCCTTATTGGTTCAAGTGTTGGTGCAGCATTTCATGGTACAGGAAAAGGTCTTGGCGCATTAGCGAAAACTGACACAGGCAAACAATTCGCTAGAGGAGTTGATGGCACAATTACGTTTGGTAAAGAGGCCTTTCGTAAAGTTGGTGATGAAGTTAGGGATTTTTCTGGTCAAGTTGGTGAAAAAGTTAAACAGGCAATTATTGATGAATCAAAACTAAAACAAGAAGTGATTAAAGCGGCTGATGCAAGTGGTGAAAAGTATAATTCGACAAATGTAGTTGATGAAATTATAAAAAGCATAAATGAAATGCCTAAATCTATCAATAAATACCAAACCGCAGATAGAGCGAGAGCGCTTGAGTCTTTAGAGAATTTTAAAGCGAATCAAGGTGTTGTTAAAGAAACTAAAACATTTAAACCTGTAGAAAGACTTGGTTCTGTTGATGAAGAACTCAGCGCATTACAAAAACTACAACTTGAAGCAGAAAAAGAAGTAGCTAGCGCTAATGCTATGGGCGAAAATATTTCACACGAATTTATTCCAAGCAAAGACGGAAAATATATAACAAAATTAACAAAATCAGAAACAGCACCGACTAAAGTAGAACAATTAATGCCGATAAAAGAAAATGGAAAAATTGTTGATTACAAGTTAGAATCTGGCGACTCTGGTCCTATTATTAATACTAAAACACATACAGTCGAAAATATCCCAGGCTCTCCCGGTTATTCTAAGATTAAAATACAACCACCTGAAATTACTAAAACAACATCAGGACCGTATCAGTCGAATGCTTCCGATTTAGACCATTTAAATAAAACAATAAATCAGTTAGCGAATGATCAGAATATTGGTGAAGCCGCACTAAAAAACCAATTATTAAAGGGTGGCGGTGAAATTGCTACATTCGCAAATAAATCTATTCCGGGGGTTGAGAAAACTAATAAAAATTTACAAAACCTAATAGAAGCACAGAGAGTATTCAATGCTGGCGATGGTCTTGATGAGTATGGTAACGTCATGAAATTGGCTCCACTTTTTGAAGCATGGGAAAAAAATTCTAGTTCTGGAAATAATGCTAGATACACATTGCGAAAAGGACTAGATGCACTCAAAGAAGTACACCCAGGTATGGCCGATGAAATAGAAAAACTAGGAATGGATCTTGCAGAAAGAAGCGACTTAGTTGGTGCAAACAATGTCCCAATATCTTTAAATCGTAACTTAGGTGAAATGGCCCGACGTGTATCCGGTCAAGCATCTAATGCTATCGGTTTAGGTGTTGGTGCTGTAAAAAATAGTGTTCCGGGAAAAATGTTATCAAAAACAATCGATTTTGCGCCAGATGCTATTAATAAATTGGCAACACACCTAGAATCAACTGGTGAGAAAAGATTTGCTCCCTTATTGAGAAATATTTCAAATCAAACTGAACCAAAAAGAAAAGCTCTGATGTTCTCATTGATGCAACAACCAGGATTTAGAGAATTATTTAAATACAAGCCAGATACGGAAGAGTAATATGAATGAATTTAGGGGACATTTAGAAAAATTAGCAGAAGATGTTGTTGAATTGAAGATTTCTTCAAAAGAAACAGAAATGACTCTTAAATACAACACAGAGATATTAGGCGAACTTAAGGACAGTGTTGTTGAGCACGTAGCTAGATCCAATAGACTTGAAGATATGATGGGCTTAGTTAGAAAAGAAGTGGCTATATCTGAAGCTAAGGTTCAATCGCATATTAAAATGGTTGTTATCGTTACGAAAGTGGTTGTGTATACACTAACTGCTGTTTGTGGATTGATATTAGGATTATATCAAATGGGTATACTCACTAAATTATTCTAAGTCCTCGTCAATTTTTTTTATCATCTCATCTTCATACCCAGAGGTCTCTTCCTCTGACAAATACTCCAGATAATCCGCCACGTGGCTTGAGTCGTAGTCATCTAGGCAACCCATCGCCCTACCCAAACCATAAATATCTCGCTGTCTAGCGTTATTTCTGTCAAAACAATCTTTTCTATGTTTTTTTGATTTATGCTTAGCTTTACGGTTATACTTATTTTTTAAAGTATCCTCATTCAGTTGCGCACCAAGATATTCTTCCATAAATTGACTAAGATATGACTTCTCTTTGTCTGACAGTTGATCAATATAATCAATATCGTGGTATTCTTGTTTGACCTTAGAGAATAATGTCTTATTTAGTCCGGGATATTTTACTACGTCTCTTTTTTTTCTTTTTTTTGTCATGCTCTTCCTTAAGCGTTTTCTTTAGTTTCCATCTTTTATTAACATCATAATAGAAACCATTAGCTCGAACTCTATAATATCTGTAGTCATGGCGACCACTTTTAAATTTCTTACTTAATTGTTTAAAAAACGTAATTTTAGTTAGTAGGGGTTCTCTTCCGTACCCAGATTTCTTCCAACAAGCATATTCCCAATATAACACAAATGCCGGTATCTTTTCTGTATCACTAGATTCTATTTCCATATCGGATATAAACTGTGTTATATCCTCTGGTAACCTTTCTACATTATCTTCCGATGTAGATAGTATTTGTAATAGTTCAGAAAGACTCTTAGAACTCATATCCTACACTAATACCAACAAAGGTATCTTTACTATTTTTCATAACCATGCCACCAGCAAATAAATTGCCCACAGCACGTTTATCAAGTTTTACACCGTAAGAAAAATCGACATTACTAGTATTAGAACCCATAACGCCACTAACCATATAATTGGGTTTAGCGTTAATTACTAAATTAGTATTCGACATTTCTTTATCTATATCGGTCGATGTAGTGCTTTTATCGGTGGTATCCGTTTCTGTGATAACAGTACCATCTGGTCGTTTGATTTCTTTAGTCTTAACAACAACATTAGTTTTAACAACAATCTTTTCTTTTTCTACTTCAACAATCTTAGTTTCAACTTTAGCTGGATTTGCGTACTTACCAGCACCATAACCCATAGATACTAAAATAATTGCAACAATAACTATAATACCTTTATTCATTTTTCGTCTCCACCATCTAATTCTAGTTTTTTGTCATCAACATCAATATTGATTTTATTGAGTTTTCTTAATAAGTAAAAACATGTTGATAAGAACCATATAATCCCTGCAGCAATTGTTCCCTGCATTACATTCTGCTTCAAGAGCAAACAAGTTCCTGTCAATAAAACAATAAATGACAAATACGGAAACATAAGTGTTACCGATGGTTTATTGCTTACCGGATCAAACATAAGTGGTAGTTTAAGTGTTTTCATTTGCTTAGTGTAGCAAAGAATGTACCAAAAGTCAAGCTTTCTTTTTAGATTTTTTCTTTTTACTAAAAGTGCGTGCTTTTTGTTCTTTACGAATAGAGTTTTCGATACGAGTTTTATCTAGGTGGCACGGTTTACATAATCGCTTCCAACCATCAGCCGGTATGTATAGTCGCTCGATGAATGTATCGAAGTCTTTCCATCCCTCAATAGGGTCCACCACTGGTATGGTGTGATCCATCTGTGAATGGTTTTTTTTACCAATTGTACCGCATTCTTCGCAGTAGTATTCTCCTCTGCCAACACGGCTTCTACGTTCTGCTTCCCATCGACCTTTCCAACGGTAACTGCCTCTGCGTAAGGTACTTATTGCGTGATCCTTCACTTCTTTTTTCATGATATTTTCTTCCTATAGTGGCAGGTATCACATTCTATGAAAATCCTACCAATAATATTTATCGTTTTAATTTTACCTTTTCCACACTCAGTACAACATTGTTGCTTTTCTGTTTTCTCCTCAAATGCTGCTTCTTTATCCCCGAGAATAATATCCTCATATATGTGTTGATTTTTTTCCATATATTTCAATTGTCTATGTAGGTGTCTATTTTCTTTTTCGAGTTCTCTGATTTTGCCTCGGTAGTATTCACCCTCACTACGTTCCTTTTTTTTAGGCACGACTACACTACCTCTGTAATAAACCAGCTAAATATACTGTGTCTTGTATAATAAGTCCCTTCAATCTCTATGTCAGGTTGTGATCTAAACCAGCTAATAGCACTTTTTCTATCGCTTAATGGGCTCGACAATTCCGCCTCACTGCCATCCATAAATGTAATAACAAACTTAAGATTTTTCATATTTTTTTATTAACTCTTTTCTTTTTAACATTTTTTCGGTTTTATTAGGATACTGGCCTGTTATGTAATACACATGATATATCCAAATATCTAACTCTTTTTCTGCATCGATTTTCCATTTAGGAATGCGCAGTCCTGTTTCAAATGCTATAGCGTCCTGGAATTTTGTGTCATTGAGTTCTTTTAAATATATAGCTTTAGGTAAAGATTTTTTAATTGGTTTATCATCAGATTTTCTTTTGTAGTCAGCATCAAGTGCCTCTAGATATTTTTTATTGAGCTGATCACCAGCATATCTATATGATAAGTGATGAGCTAGTTCATGTAGACATATAAGAACGAGACTTGTTGTACTTTGTCTTGGCCACTGAAATAGTGTCACTTCACTACCATCAGTATACCAATAGCCAGCATCGCCGCTACCGCGAACATAGGGTTTGATGCTTATCTTAAGACCAAGCCCCTGTCCGTATTTAATTAGTCTATTAAGATCCTGTTTTATATAATTCATATTAATTTAGAGAACTTCCCATTAATGCAATTAACTAATTGGCGATGTCCATTTGAATACACCAAGCAATGCGTATTTAACCAGCTACTCGCACCACCACGACCATAGTCAGGACTTGTTGCTGTTGTTGTCCCAACACACCATGCCCCACGTAGAATGCCTGGTGTATGACTGTGACCGACAATACTGTTTCCATACGATTTTTCAAAAGCGGCAAGACTTCCTCTGCTTCCGTTCGGTCCAACATCACCATGTAAACCACATTCAATACCAGCAATTCGTAATGATTGCCCTCTAGATAACCATACTATGTTGTTTTTAGCTTTAGCGAACTTACCCACAGCATATTTTAGGATGTTCGTGCTATTTATCATCTGACCGGCAAGTTCAATTGCGAGCTTCATATTCTGCGGATCTTTTATGAATCTGCCCTCATCTAAATATCGCTCCAAGTGTTCGTCGTGATTACTTTTAACTACAACAACATTCTTAACTAATTTACTTATCATTTCAATGTCAGCAGAATAAGTGCGTAATTCTTTTTCTAAATTTAATTGATTTTCTTCTGCTTTTTTTGTTAATGAGATTTGTTTTCCCATGTCGTGATGTGATATGCTTGTTCCATCAAATGTATCGTGTAATACCCACGTAGGTATCTTTAATGCTTTGGTTAATGCTATAGTGCTCTGTACAACAACAGGGTCACTCTCGCCAGCATGCCAATCACCCAACACCATAGCAATTGGTGCCATAGATTTAGATTTAGATCCACAGTAGTATACACCAAGATCTACAAACCCGCCATGTCTATCAAACTGTACTTGTCTAAAATGAAATAGATTTTCATCAACGATTTCAACAACAATAGCACCCATCACATGGTCATGGTTTGCAACATAACCAGACATATTACGTTTATCATATTGCGGCTCAGTGATAGCTCCAGTACCCATCGTTGCATGGGGTAATTTATCAATACCTGTTGCTGTATAGAATAAACGCTGTTTAGGTGAAGCAAGTATTATGCTGCTATCCCTATTTCCTGTACGACTAATTCCGCCACTAGTAGGGTCAGTCTTTGATCCTGATTGGAAAACCCCGACGATTTTTAAATTACTATTAAGTTCTGTGTCTTGTGTAAGAATGTGCATTCCACGAAGAGACGCATCCAGTGTTTGTGCTAATTTACTTGAACCCTTAGCGACCAAAACAATTGGTGCCGCTTTATTTTTTTTACAGAAGGTATGTATACTTGACACAACATTTTTTTGTACAGTAGACCCAGTGAGTGCCGTAGTAATAATAAATGTTTTATACTTTTTTGTATTAAGATTGTTTACCGATTCTCGAGAAAGATCAATAAATTCATCTTGGCAATGAATGAATAATTCATCATGAAGTCCCTCAAGATTACCATACACACTACGAACCTGGTCTCTACTGAAACCAAGCTTAGCCATATCAGGCATCGATGGGTATGTCTTATGTTTTTTAACAAAAGCTTTTGATACGCTTAAAATATCTCGCATATATTACCCCATTGAAATAATGCTATTAACTAACTTCTTAGGTAATCTATCGTGCACCATCAATACAACAGTCTTATTACCTTTTGACCAAGTTTCTCTATCTTGATATAGTTTAATGCTTTCCCAACCATTCGCTTTTAAAAGCTTCACAACGTCATAGTAAGTCATATGATACCCCAATCTTATAAAGAAGTCAAGAGATTTTTATTCTTATTTAGAGTGTAGTCTACAAATTGATTTATGTCAATAACATTAGCAAAAATATCTACAGTATCTACAACTCGTTGAATTAACTTATCTTTATCCTCATCACCAACCCATTTTTCAACTAATTTAAGTCCTGTGACTAGTTTACTCTTATCTTTTAATGGTTTTCCGGTTTTTAACGATACACCACCAGGAATTATCTCAGTACCAAGTATTGTTGGGTACAGGTATACCTTATCGCCCTCTTGCAGCCCAGGAATATCCTTTACAGCATCATATACCTTTACTTCATTCATTCGCGCTTCAGGGTCATGTGCACAATTAAGAATCGCTTTGGTAATTGTCTTTTTTGCGCACCAGCGTCTAATATCTTGAACATTCATTGTCTCTCTAATATAATCGTGGTATATATTAATCAGGTTTTGAGGATTATCAAATATGATACAATTGATCATTTTGTCCATCATCTCTTTCAATCCCGGCTCTTTTTTCTGGTCTCTAATTGAACTGCCTTTAAGTTTAATTTTCTTTCCATCAAATAAAATATAATTCTTAGCTTTTAAAATACAAACAACAGAATAGTACCCGTCATCCTCGAATCTAATCATTTCCGGAAAGTGCGAGTTTATATCCACTATAATATTTTTTCTATCTTCTAGGGTTAGGTCTTTACCGCAAGTAAAAGAAATACTATCTGTATCACAATTTGATATAGTGTATCCTTTTCCTTCTCCAATTTTTTTACCCATAACCCATTCTCTTTCTATCTCTTCATTTTCTTTGCCTTCATTTCGAATATGTTTTACCTTGTGCTCTAATGTGTGACCAGTTGCCCATTCAACAGCTTTTGTGACTACTTCTCTACCGTACTTAGTAACAGCGGCAGCACCACTAGGAAAATTATAATTGAGACCCTTGGCCCCTAAAAAACCGTAGCAGGAATTCACCAGATTTTTTTGTGAGTTTTGTAAATCATCATAATACCTATCACCGGTGTCTTTAGCTAATACTTTATTCTTTAATCTCTCTACTGTAAAATATTCTAACATTTTCGCGAAATTTAAATTAAAATCCTTTTTTTCTGGATATATTTTGTAATGACGCATAATACTTGGATACAGTGATGCCACGTCAACTTTATACACATTTTTATAAATACCAGTATTGCCGAAGCTAATCGCACCCTCGAATTCTACCGAAGGGCTGCCCTCAGCTACAGACATATTCTTTTGTAAGTAGCTTCTCACCATGAGGGAATTAATCTGACTTCCTGTTGCGCTTTCCATCATTATCTGAAATGGTTTTGGTATATATGGTGTTAGGTAGAAGAATGGTGCTATCATTAGATCATACAATTTAATTGGGTCGCGGCTGTCTGCCTCCGCATAGGCAATAATTTTTGCTCGCTCTTCTGGAATATGCCAGTTTTTACCAATAGACGCAGCATCGTATTGTTGTCTATCTGCTTCCTCTAAACCTTCTTGTTTAATGATACTTTTCAAACCATATGATTCATATTTGCGTGCTGTATCGGCTTTAATTGCCAAAAAGAAAGTATCAACTACTTCTCTGCCGAAACAGTTTACTCTATGGTATGTATACGACTGGCTACCATCTTTTCGTAATTCTCTTGGTTTATCTTCAATGACTAATTCTTCCTGCATACGACCAATTGGTAGTTCTTTTTTATAAGAATTAATTCGTCCTTTGATATAAGGAATATCAAACATAACAATATTATGACCAAGCATGACACTCGGGTCCATCTCAACAACCCAAGAGCACCAGTCTAGTATCATATCGCCATCATTTTTATAATCAGCAACAGAAAAGGTCTTGCTTAATTGCGTTGTGCCTTTTCTATATGTATTCGTTATTAATAATACCTGAGCATCCTTGGCTTTAGGATCTAACCCTGTTGTCTCTATATCAAAAGAAACAACCGACACATCGATACTTTTTGTATCTTTGAAGTATGTAAATCCCTGACGTGTCATAAAATTTTCAGCAGGATTGTGTATTGTATACAATCCCATCTTATACATTTTAGGTTGTATATTTATTTCAAATTGCTCATAGCTATATTCTTTATACCAGGAATACGATTGTTTGCCGAATAGAGGTTTAAACGATTCATTTAATTTTGATTTAGCTAATACCCAGTGTTTGTATGGTAACACCTTATAGTGGACACCAGCGACGGTTTCTTTAAAAATATAAACAAGATCATTTTTAATTGAGATATTAACAATATTAGATTCTTTATTTATACCATAAATGATATCATGAAGCTGAAGCTGGTCTTCGTATTCCTTATTAAATTCTAATGTTGCGCCACTCATTTTGTATACATTTTCTGATACATGTTTTAGTTCTGTACCGTCTTGTAGGCAAGACAGTACATCCTGAAACGCTTCTTTTGTGTCTACAACAAACTGTTCCATTATTGAACCCCTTGGTCTCCAGGTATATCAATCTGATCCATTAAAAAATTTAATTCGTCAGTAAGTACAATACCGGCATTTTCACTTTTTGGTATTGCCGCATGAATTTCTCCATCCGGTGTCTCTCCAAGATATATGAAATCCTTATCTTCGTCAAGGAAAAAACCAACAAATTGCATATTTGCGTTTCTAGTACGGACACTTTTAATTGTTATAGTAACAAATCTATTTTTAAATATCTTTAATAATTTTTTCATATGTCATTTGCCTTTGCTGCTTTCCTTCTTTGGTTCGCATCAATAACATTTTTCAAGTCATCTCTCTCTTCATCCATCAAAGATCTTATTCTACCAGACACGCCATCCCATTTAAAATCAAACTTCCCGACTGGTCCCATATTATTCTTAACAACAGCTATTGATGAATATTTATCATCAGCATTATTGTTTTCTGGATTGAAGCCCGGTCTCCATGTTGTCATAATTACTCGTAAGTCTTGCTCGATTCTTGATGCACCCTTGACATTACGCATACTTAGAAGTGGTTCGCTTGGATCGCCCGCTTGTTTTTGTGGTTGCAATAAGACAACAACACAAAGATCCCGTTCTTTTGCTAAATCGGCAAGCTTTGCGGCTAAATATCCACTATTTGCTGTTGGGTCTGAGTATGGTCCAGAAAGTTTCTCAAGATAATCAACAATGAGAAGTTTCATTTTATTACCATAATTTTGTTCATATTCATCAACAAACATGTAAAGATCTTCAATTGAAGGACTTGATTGAAAATTAAAACCTACATTGTTAAAAGTCTCCATTACTTTATCCCAAGCTGATTGTAATTTACTATCAAAATTACCATCTTTTACCATAGTTGTTATACGTTTAAAATCATAAGGACAATATTTTTGTATTAATCTACAAAATAATAACGCGTCATACATATCATGAGAACCCATACCGCAAGCAATACCATTCTTAGATGCGTATTCTAATATATTTAGTGCATGAGCCGTTTTACCGCTACTAGGTGCGCCAAGTAATCCTACTGCCATACCTGTTGTAAGAATAACATCCTCATCTAATTCTTTTATTCCAGTAAGAATTCTATTCTTTTCAAAATTCTTAGCAAATGATGAAAATTTAATACCAACATCAGAAATAATTACTGTTTTCTTAGTTTCAACATTAGGAACACTGAGGCTTAGTCTCTTTGTTACAATTTGTAACAATGGGGTGTTTTCATAGGAGTATGTCCCTCCCTGCCAATGTGGACTATATACAGGTTCAATAATTGTTTTCCATAATTCTTTTTTATCGTAACCATCATTACCTAAGCGTTCGGCTCTTAGCTCTAATGTGCCTTTTAGGATTCTGTACGTAATTTCCTTAGGGAAGCCTTGATTTTTATATGTACTAGCTAATATCATACATGCTAGATTACGTTCCCCATCTTCAAAGAATCCTTGTTGTAAAGCGAATTTTGCTTCGCTCAACCATTTAGGTTTAAGCGTTGTATCTAATGTATGTTCCATTTTTTCAACAACCAATTTCTCTTCTTTTTTAGTGACTTTAATTTTTTTAAGTGATTCTGGTAGATCTACAGGCAACCATCCGAGCATAACACTTTGATCAACACTTTCTAGATTAGCTGCAATCATTTTAATTTGTGTAACAGATTGATCTGATAACTGTTTAACAGATAGCGGGATTTTATACAAACCACTAACGGGGTGTTTTGTTCCTACAACACGAATAATGCGCTGAGCATCATTGACTACGCGGTCAAAGCTAGAAAGATCGGAAGCTAGAGCAAATGTTGTATTTTTAAATTCTTCCTGGCTAAAGCTTTCTTTAGTGTGTAGTTCAACACAAAATCCCTTGCTTCCAGAAAAACTAACTTGAATATTATCTTCTTTTATACCATTTAACAATAAACGACTAATAAGAGTTAAGGCATCAGACTTAGCCGCCTCTAAATTGTTTTTATCATCAAAATCAAACACAAGTTTATTTGTTGTAACATGCTTAATGCCAGCAACACTTCCTGTTCGTTTCCATTGATCGTATTGTTCTTGGTTATATTGAAAGATGCTTGTGTAATAGTCGCTTTGATTATCTTGAATATAATCCCAAACATCAGCATTAGCTGGAACTAGATTATAGTTAGTAAGACCACGATTTAAACGAATGTATTCCATCATTTGCGCTCCTATGACAAAAAAAATACCCCTGCTTAAATGGAGGGGTCACATTACCTGTTTTTCATGTCGGTGCATGTATAACGAAAGAAAGGGGGAAATTCGTGCCAGTCCATTGGCGAAGGGCGCTCATTCGCGAATATAATTTCCCAGACCTGATCTACTCTTCTACAGAATAAATATCATACTTGATATAGTCAGGAATTTTTGAAAGCAAATCTTCTGCTTTCGATTCTTCCATTCTTCCGGCTTCAACCGCTGAAGCAATCTTTTTGCGGGGATCTTGTAGATTTAATGCGTCATCTTTTTTTAAAGAAAAATCAGTATCAACCTTGATGTAAAGGTTACCTGTTTTACTTTTACGTAAGCTTCCTACTTTTGTCCATTTAGCTGCCATGTGTTTCTCCTTTTTGTTTTTCTTGAATTTCACTAACCATATTATTTACTGCGGCTTCTTCAATATTTGCGTGTTCCGATTGAATAGCGTTACTTATAGTAGCCTTTGTGCTTTGAATTGTCAACAAAAAAGTAAATAATTGTTGTTCTGTTTGACTTCGGAATGTTGGATACTTTTCAGCAAAAGGAAATTCAGCATAAGCACTAATAACACGAGCAAGACCTTTGCCCCCCATATTTCGACTATAGGCACGAATTGTCTTAGCTAATTGAGCATAATATCCTGCGGCAATAGCCACCTCATCAGCAACCGGTTCTTCTGATGCTTGTACCGCTTCTTCAAGTCCTTGACCAAGTGTTGTTGTATCTTCTGTGCTCATTAAATATCATCCTCTGTTTGTTTTAATGCGTTTTTAGAAAAACTAATCTTTTTTGCCGCAGTTAATGCCGGTCCTACTGTTAATGGTTGAGACAAAGACTCAGCTAATGCTACCGGCTTAGTGGTAAATGTTTTTCTGCCCATATCAGCTTCGCCATCGTCATCGACGGCACCAACCGAAAGAAAGCTCTGTAATCCATAACGACGAGCATAGCTCACAGCACTACCAAATGCTTGAGGATCATTCTGTTTTGATGATACAATAGGGAATTGTGATACAAGAAATTCACCCGAAGAATGTAACAAAGTAGTTTCAACAACAGCAGTACCATCAGCAGCAAGCATTGTTGGTTGCATTACAGTAATACCAGCTGCATTTAGTGCCGGAGTTACCGCTTCACGAACTGAGTTTAAATCTGCGTAAGTTGATTTAAAGAATGGGTTCTTAGATTCTTTAGTTGCATTACCCATATTCTTTTGTGCTTCTAAAAGTGCTAAAGCGATTTTAGCAATACTCTCTGATTTAATCATTTTAATATCTCTCCTCTTTTTTAAGTAGTTTTAAACTCATAATACGATTTAATTTATTTAGTGCAGTTGGTGCGCTATCAGCGTATTCCTCTGTACCAATAACTTCACTATATCCCGTTTTTGGATTATAGTCAATAGAAAAAAGCATGTATTTCTTTTTTTCTTCGTTGTAACAAATACCATAAGCTATAAAGTTTTCTTCATTGTGCTTAGTGACATGGACTACTTCTTGCTTCTCTAATACTGGAGGTGCCGGTTTATCTACGACTGTTTCTTCCACTAATGGAGCATTCAACTCATCTAACATAGATGTCAGCTCTTGCTCAGAGAACGCATCAGTATTTGGTGCTTCTATTGTTGCGCTGCGTTTTTTACCCTTATTCTTCAATCCAAAAAACTTACTTCCCACTTTCATCCTCCGATACCAATAGTACTTTATATTTTCCTGTTTTCAATTTTTCTTTTACATCAGGATCTATGCGTCTGTTTCTCATATCATAGAACCAATTTGGAAACTGCACTTCGATAAATTCAGCAGATTCGTCTACATCAACAAAGTCCCAATAAAAGCTTACACGTAATTCTTTTTTCATGTTTTCCCAGAACCCTTCACTCTACATAAATTTGTTTCTTTACCTTTATAACAAACATCAAAATGGGGGCATTTCCCACCAAACCAGTTTTGACAATTATTTAGATTTCTAACAAATATTCCGCTCTTTATAGCTTGGTTTGTTGCGTCAATATTCTCAATGACCAAATTCTCAACTCTTTCTGGAATTGTGTCGATAATGAACTGAACGTCAACTTCTGGCGCAATAGTTTCTTTCCATGACCCATGACATCGTTCTCCGCCTACCATGGCATCGCATGTCTTGTGTCTAGCCCCACTTCCATCATTTCCGCATTTACTGCAAATCTTTACTCGATTTTTTATTAGTTGTTTATTTAAAACAATATAGCCCGCTTTTCTTGTTGGGTATTTATCTTGAAGCGCATGAAGATATAAACTAAGCTGAGCGCTGGTGCGAACGCTATCAGACTCATATGCTCTGCTGGCAGTTTTATTATCAAGAATAACAGTACCATGACCTTTAACATCAGCAACAAGATCCACAAAACCAATTACGCTGTCACCAGATCCATTTTCTAAATTAATCGAAAGTTGTACTTCATGGACCGTGTTAAATCTAGGCATTACTTTTTTTGCATAAGCCTTTAACATTAGAAAACCTTTACGTCTCATGCTAAGCCAGTTTAATAAATTCATCGTTCGTTTTTCATTTAAAGAAAGACAGTCAAATCCTTTTTCTGATTTTTTCTTTTTTAATGTTTGATAAGTTGATATGTAATTGTCACATCTTTGTATCGCATTTTCTTCAACTTTTTTCTCAATAGAGATAAAATCTTCTTCAGTGAGTAAATCAATATCCATATCATTGTTCGCGTATATAATAAATTCACTTGTTGGCAAATACGTTTCCACATCGTTAATTTTTTGGTGGGTGAAGGATTGTTCAAACACTGCCTCCGCATCGGTTTTACCGAGTAAAACACTATTTAAAGCTGCATCTAGTGCGCTTCCAAATAATAATGCTCCTGTTGTTGTTATAGGTCGTAGCTTTTCAATATAATGAAAATAATAAGATTTAGGGCACATACTAAATCTATTAACCTGGCTATGACTTAATTTTGTATTCATGTGCCTATCCTATCAGATTAAAAGCTTTTTGTCAAGAGAATTTCTTGTGTGTCTTTACTATAACGGTAACTAACAGGACCGATTACATTAACAATAGCACTTCCGCCCATAGCAAGAGCCACTCCTGGCATAATGAATGTTTTAGCAAATCCTGGTGTATAATGGTCCGCAAGAAATTCAACACGATTTATGCTAGCAGCCAGATCTTTATTATAGAATTTATATGCTTCAAATGTTTGATTGCAACCAATCCCAGTAATACAAGCGTGCATTAGTAATAATTCGTGCAACATAGTTATCTCCGTAAAAGATCTTTAATATCATGATATGACTCTTCTATTCCAAAAACCGTATCAAGTTTAACTCTATAGAAATAATCATTCTTATCATCTTCTGCTCCAATTCGAGTGATGGTGCCAACAAATTTTTCTCCCAATAAAGACGCAAGACCAATGTTACATTGTATGTCATAGGCGAGTTCATCACTTAGTTGTCCTGTTGTGCTCACCTCATATGCGTCTGGGTTATTTAGGCACCAAGTGAGTGCAGCTTGTTTTACTTCTACCTTATCGCCAATTTTAAATTTTTGTTGTCTCATTTTCTTCTCCTATTAATTTTTAATGTTCAAAATTTCTTTCAAACAATACAGTTTATTTATTACTCCACAATAATTTATTACCAAAACAAGTTCTAATTTCAATTTTACCGCAAGAATATTCCACTATTTTACCGCGCAAAAGCCCGGACCGTCTTGAGTGAGCGGCAAATCTACCAACAACAGATTCTAATTCGTCTAAAGCTAGGCCAGTTAAGTCTAGAGCTTGCTCAATGTCGGTATTTATATAGAATGATGTTTTCACATTGCTCCAATTATAAGGTGAGTAGTTTTACAACATACTCAGGTTGTGTAAAAGGCCAGACGCGACTCTGGCGTACCCCGTTGCCGACCGACCCTTTTCGTTGTCTTGGATTGCTCCTGCGCACATTTAAGGCGCTGACCGATGAGGTGGGGTTTTGGCCTCCCGTCAATGTGTCTCCAGAACTAACTGGATTTGTCTTTCGTCTACATCCCGCTGTAGAAAGTTCAGCTTCCACATCGCTTTTACAAATACAGAATAATATAATTTTTAGTCTTTGTCAATATTTCATTTTGTTTTACCTATTAATGATATTATTGAGTCAATAGCCATGCGGTGAGGTTGTAAAATAACGCGGAGAAGTGTGTCTATACTTAAAACTGTTATAGAAAATCCCGTAAACCCAACCCCCAATCCTATTGTTATACCCACGGGCCTACCATTATTTACACAAATTATAATCGCAATAGCTGATAGGATTAACAAGACGCTTCCTGATATAATACCAAGAATAGAATTCACTATTTTATACTGTAAATATTCTTTTGCGATTACTGGAAGTTCTTCTTTGGTTAAATCTTTAAAGTTTTCAATCTCTTCTAGCATTTCTTCTGCAAATTGCTCGCTTTTCACTCTTCGACCTCATTCTTACTTTCGCAAAAGACGGCTATTTGAAATAGCTCGCCTAAGTAAATTTGAAATTCACAATTTGGAATCGTGGCAAGGAAAGGCTACAGTCCTAAAAAGACGTATTCCTTAACACGATTAGATTCATTATCTTTCTTGTGTGAGTGCGTTCCTACTGAATAAACATAATCAATCTCAATAAGCTCAACAGCCTTGCCAGCATTCTTTAAAAGACTTTTCAAAATAGTTGCATCTGGAAAACAGTTTGAAGAGTAAGACATCACAATTTGGCTGTCAGAAAATTTATCAAACAGCGATTCAAACGCAGGAACAATTTTGCTCCGATGAGTGAAATCAGATTCAATTCGGTCAAATTTCTTTGTCTTCGTCTCTTGATTGATTTCCACATGAGACCAATAAGAAACAAGGCCTTCAAGAAAGTGATACCTACGAGAGTACTCATTATCAGATTTTAGCGAAAAGTAAGGTGGATCAAGATATACCAAGTCATAGTTTGATTTCTTAAACTTCATTATATCTTGGTTGTAGGCAATGCATTTCTTTTTACTGGTGATGACAGAGCGATTCACCATTTTTACGGCTTCTGCAAAATGGTCGGCAAGTTCCGTTTTTAAATCTTTTCTGCCATCATCGTATCTCATGCCAGTATAAGTAAAAATCCCTCTGGGTCTTTTCTTAATACAAGCTCTGCACAATGCAGTTAGCGCAATAGCTTTCTTGTATGGGTCGGTTATGAACTCAATGTTTGCCCATGCAGAATCAAGCCATTTGCAGTCTTTTTTTGAATAATAAATATTTGAAAAATTCTTTTCAATGAAGTTATTTTTGTCATCATTGAATGTGCAAATTTCTTCTACTTCCTCATCAGTCAAAATCGTTCCATTGTTTTCAATGAGTGCTTTGGCGATGAAATAGTTGAACATCAAATAATCATTTGTATCTACGGATTTACCGAGCGATTTCAATAGATATGCTACTGATGAAGTTCCAGAAAAAGCATCAAGACTTGTGCGGAAATCTAATTGCTTAAAAATTCCTTGTAGTGATGGCAGCAGTTTTCTTTTGCTTCCCATGTATCGGGTATCAGGAAAATTCAATAATGGTTCTTCATGAACCAATAGGTTCTCTGCTAAGTTGCTCAATCGCACCTCCATGTATTAACTTCAAGCTTGGTTCTTTATGCCAAGGAAACGCTTTACCATCAGCTGTAAAATAAAAACACCGAGAGGGCTCTCCAAATTGACAGCAAATTGGTCTACTTAAGGATTGAGTGTTATCATCAATCATTACTTTGCCAATTGCCCCACACCACTCGACTATATCCCCGACTTTAAATTCCATACAATTCTTTCTTAAATACCAAACTTAGTATGATAGTATTTAAAATAACAGCAGGGGCACCAAACACCACACTATAATATCCTAACGGTAATAAACTACTGACTAAACCAATTGCTAAAATCGTAAAAAATATTTTCATTTAATAATCCCATCCTGTTAAATCTGACATAATTATTTTTGTCATTTTTTTCATATAATTAATCATGTGTTGTTCGTTTTTAAAATTATCCAAATCCGCATATGCAATTTTTTCTAATTTACGTATTAATTTAGTTAAATCAATCCTATCATCATCATAATCCTCATCGTACCAATCAACATCATCTGTACTATCAGACATTATTTGTCTCCTCTGTCTTATTTAATTCATTAATTAATGCATCGGCATATTTTACAGCCAACTCAGCACATTGAATCGCATCGGCACAATTACCTTTTACATCATGACCATATACATGGCCAAAAATTTTACCAATAAGTTGTTGCATTGCCAATGCTGAAAAATATTCACGTTTAGTTAAACCTGGTTCACAAAATTGTTTCTGCGAGACATCATCTATAATAACAGGATAACAGCAGTCATTTTTATTTGTTCCCATTTTCTGGCTCCCAACATGCGTACCGATGTTTGTCTACGTCAAGAATTACTTGACACAAACTTCTTGGAATTAATTCTCTCAATGTGATGTTTGGTGGCTGCATACCGGCAGCCTCTAGTGTCGTCAAAATAACATCGGCATGAGCCAGTTCTTCTTTTGTAAAATCAAAACGCACCCCTTCAAATTTGTTATTTAAAAAATCTAACTGATTTGCTATCAGCGCTAAAGCTTCACTTCGTTTCATAACACATCACCCAAGTCCCACCCTATATACAAATCTTGATAGACATTATATTCTCTATTTATACCAATAACTTCTATTAAATCATACCCGGTATAGTTTACTGTATTATAAAATAATATATTCAAATTATTATTGTTATTAAATAATGTTGCCACAGTTTGACCATTTTTAATAATAATAAACTTCGCTAATCCAGATGCACTTAATGTCAATAATAATGGAGTATTATAATACCCACAAACAAAATCAAATGCCTCACTATTCAAAGGTATTTGTATTGTTACTCTTTTACTTTCTGCGGGACCAACTGAATTTAAAATATATTCCATACTATTACTCCTGCTTTTTTAAAAAATTCTTAAGTGTTTCTAAAGAATCTGCGACCTTTTTTAATTTCACTATGTCTTCTTTTTGAGCTGCTGCAACGTTATAATCAAATACAAGAGTAGGTATTAAATTTGTTTCGGATAGATTTAACGGTACTTGCTCTACACTTATGGATGGGTAGCTATTGTGTTTAACAGGAAGTATAAAAGCATTTTTCTGGTATTCGGCAATAGCATTTAGTATTACTTCTTTAAGTTTATCTTCTGCGTATCCGTGAATGTAGATGTAGATTTTATTATCCATACTATTCCTCCAAGTCCCATAGTTCATCCTTATTAACCGCAACTTCTTCAATGTTAGTATATTGGTAACCATTAGCTCTTGCTCGTTTTTCGGCATCTATAGCGTCGTTTCTGTCTTCCCATAATGATATGATAACCGGATCATCGACATTAGTATGAGCGGCACTTAATGCATATAGGTATCGTGTCATATTAACTTCCTAGTGTGCGAAAAATTTATTAGCAATTGGTTCATTACCTGATGTTAGGATGAGTGCTTGGTTTCCACCACCAGACTGAGCAAAATCAAGTCTGAATGAATGTACTCCGCGTCGAAGTTGTTTTACACCAGTTACCTTTACCGCACCATGGGCATTGTCATTATCAATAACTTTAACGCCGTCTATATACAATACAGATCCATCATCACTAGTTAACTCAAATGGAACATAATCGGTTTCTCTAATAACAATCTGACCTTGACATCGAAGAAGATACATATTTGTATATAACGGTCTTAATGATTGAGGTAAGACATTTAGTCCATCATTAACATTACTATTAGCTTGATTAAATTCTCCCATAAATGTAAACGCATATACTTGGGAAATACCAGTTAATGTGTTGTGTCCAGCAATACTAGCTTGAATTCTATCCCCACCAGTAATGGTTGACAAAGTACAAGAAAGTCCCGCTGAAAGAACTGGCTGACCAAGACTAACCCTATATGCGTTTTCATCTGAAATGAGTGCTTTAATGTCCGCATCAACAGAAGACACTGGTGCAACCACCACGGCAGGGGCAGCAGGTCCCATTTCGCCTCTTGGTCCAGCGACTGGAGCGCAAGCCCCTAAAACCAATAGTGATGATAATATAATTTTTTTCATACGTCATTCTCCAATCTTTGTTTAACACGTTTTAATATAACATTAGGTTCAGTATAAAATTCATTCTGCCAGCTAATACTAAGTTCCGATTTTGCTGGACGCTCTTCTTTGACAAATCCCCAGACATTCATTATCTGACTAAATCTTAAATCAGGATATGTACTCACTAAATATTGTAATACATCAACTAACTCTTGATTTGCCGCTTGCCGAGACGAAACCATAGATCCCCCCACTAATAAAGCACCAAAGATAAATTAACCCAGACATGTCAGGAAATTTTGCTAACAATAAGGCATTGACGTTTGAAATCGCCACTTCTCTCATGCCGACCAAGTTGTCCAGTTTCAAACTTTCTCTTGGGACACAAAACAATTTCTCCCCAAACCTAGCGTATATGAAAACCGTGCTTGTTTTTTGGTTTTGCATTTTATTTTCAATTGAAGTCTTCGTTGCGGCCGTCTGTGCCGTAGCGATAGAACCCACAAATGGAAGAACTATAAGTATTAAGAGTTTCATCTATCACCTCCAAAAAATTCCAATTTGATCGGGCACTCATTATAACTAAAATCGAGCTGACTTAACTCTCCATCTTCAGAGTCATGGACAACCGTCAACTTGAACTCGGAGTTTTTGAAATTCGTTTTTGGGATGAGCAACTGCGACGGGTCAGATGCCTTTGGCTTCGCTCGATGTCCATGAAAATAAGGCACAAAATGCATATCTTCCACATACGCCACTGCTAGTGAAGTGCTTCCTGTAGACGTATCCAATGTGAAGTGAACATCGTACCACTTCAAGAATTTTGAAGCACTTGATTGAGAGTTGTCGACATCACTAAGGGGTACAAACCTACATGATTTTGTCAGAGGTATTGGTGGCCGGTTCGCCCATTTAGTAAGGGGTCGGTATATTTTTGGAAAGCATCCAGAAATAAAATTGAAAAAGACTGCGACAACCACCAGTCCGACAATTGCGGTTGATGTTGTGAAGATTAGCCATCTAAAAAAATTAGAGAACATATTCGCCCTCTCGCTGTAAGGCTGAAAAAAGAAAATATATTTTATAAACTCAGTGATCTTTTTTTTATTCATCATTTATCTCCACTTCGTTCTTACGTAACTTCCATATCTGCCGTAGCACGGTTGACCGCGTTTGTTTTTATGATCCCTGAGAGTCGAATCCATTGATTTTTTATAAAAAAGTCTATAGCACCAGACACACAAATCCTAATATTTTGTTCATTTTCGTCTCCCTATCACTTCCATAATAGCTTCATACCAACATCGAGCAACATGTTCCTGGCTTGTTTCATAGAAACCGGGAACCGATGTTTTTATTTTACTCAGAGCAACATCATATGCTTCTCTCAGCTCACTCCTGTCCATCGGGCTTCTCCCTTCGCTCATTCAAGAAAGGTACATCTAAAGCCTTTAGTGCTGCTTTAAGTGCTATTTTTGTCTTATGTGCTGATGTACCTTTTACTGTTTTTATTAATTCTTTTGTTTTGGCATCAATCACTCTGCCTCGTAATCCATCAGAACTAATGAGGGCTTTATATTCATTTGTGCTAAGATTTTGTTTTAACACTTGCATAGATTCTAAACTACCGTCTGGGTTTTTTATATATCTAATTCTTGTGCTCACCGTTTTTCCCTCCAATATATATAGGTAATGATACATCTATGTTGTTTTGTTCTCTTATTTTTTTTATAACAGACCGAACAGCAGAGTTTAGTGTTGACCTTTTAATATCTATATCACGCAAATCCTGTTTTTTATCAACAATACAATTGATCGCTTTTGTTTCTGTTTTATTAAAAATACAATGTGTGCTTAATTTTTTAAAACCATCTAAAATATAATTGGTCTCTATTATTTGTTCAAATAAAGAATCATCATCACTTGGTATGTCTCTATGACGCTTTAGTCTACTTAATTCGTTCCTAGTAACTACATAAAACATACCGGGATTAAATTCAGTATTTTTTTCAAGTAATCGAAGCAATACAACGTGTAACAGTTCATCAGTACGCATATCGTCTTTTGTAAAGCGTTTTACAATCTGTCGCAAGATATTGTAATCGTTTTTAGTTAATAAATTTACTGTTAGTTTTTTCATACGCTTCCTTGTGTGGTAATCCTTTGCACCGCTGCCAGAAATAATAAATAAAACAACAGACCCAATAAGCGTTACCTACATATATTAAAAGTAAAATTAAAGGGTTCATTGTGTTACCAATTTATGTGTATAGAGTGCTGTTGCTACACTTGTGCCCGTCATTCTCTTGTTATTATAATACCCAATACCTAAAAAGTCAATACTATTCTTTGTTTTATTACTTGTTTTTAACCTTTCACCGAATTCATTCAAAGCGCTAATAGCTAGTATCTTATCTGTATATATCGAATAAATCGCCGGGTAACCCAAGTAATTTGATCCGTTGTTTCCTGCGGCAATAAGGATAGTGCTGTATTTTGCTGCCTCTAATATCATTTTTTTCTCATTCTCAACCGGTTCCAAACCAGATAAACTCATATTTACTATGTTTGGTTTTATAATAGGAATTACATTTAAACAATGAACATAGTCTTTTACTGTATAGTAGCCACAAAATACAACATCAGCATTAATCTGTTTGCATGGCTCTTTGATACACGAACCTTTTGTTACAAATTTAAACATAGCTGTTGCATGTTCACTAACACGCAGGGATTGATTTAGTGACACGTCTACACCACTAAACGCTGCGGGCTTTCCATAAGCCTCAATTATAAGTACTCGCTTTTGTGCTATTGCTGGAAGTGTTACGCAAATTGAAAAGAAAAATACTTTTAGGCTCGGCATACTTAATTTTTTTATTGTTTTCTTTTTTCCATTTAAGGATTTTAATGTTTGTTTTATGTTTTCCATATATATTTCTAGCATATACCTTTTTTCCTTTATACATTATATAAGGTGTTGTGTATTTTTGAAACCCGAAAAATGAAAAGTTTGTTGCTTTGTAGATTGTCCCTTCATGTCCCTGTTCTGGATCAGCGTATGAAATAATTTTATCATAATCTGTATGTTTTTTCAACCATCGAATACACGCTCCCAGAAATTGACTACATCTATTGTTTTTACCGTCTATCATAACAAAGCGTTTTAATTCCAAGATGTTTCCGCCATACTTATCATTAACTTTTGGTCCGACCGGGCTACCAAACAATGCCGCACCAGTTATAATATTGTTTTCATAGAGAACAAAGCAGTGCTTATTTCCTCGACTTAAGCTTTTTAAGTAGTGGTGTGTTTTTATAAAATCATCTAATTTATAACATTCTAGTGCTGTTGAGTAATGTTGTATGTTCATACTATCTCCCTAAACATTTCAGATTACTTTTATCTTGCCATCCTAATACGTGTCTTTGTGTATATGCTGGTAGTGTGGGCAACATAACGCTATCATTGTCTTCGCTGTGATCTAGGCCCAGTACATGACCAAATTCATGTATAAGTAGCGTTTCAAAGTCAATGTGTTCTTTTGTTACATAACGAGAATTGATAATTACATCGGATTCTGTTATTGGTGTCATTAAGAAATAATTCATAGTGAGACCTTCATAATTCTCTTCTTTATCCCAATTAGTTTCCCAATAGATAACATTAAACCCATCACGGTCTTGTTTGTTTTTTGTCACACCTTCTTTTAATACTAAAAGTTTTTTCCCACTAGACTTATTCCAAACATCCATAGCGTTTTTTAAGGTCTGAATATGCTCTTTCGGAAATGACTCATGTAGAATCATTTGTACAGGAAGTTTCATCGGCATCCTAGGATCGCCAAAAATATTTGTTATGAATCCATTGCACATCAATGACCCTAAAATGATTGTTTTAGCTAAGAACATTACATTACCACCTTGTTTTTCCAAATTGCAACATTAGTCTCATCAATTCGGCGCATGTCAATAATACCTTTTGCTTCTAGTTTATAAAGAAAACTACTTATTTCGTGTCTTTGTAGGATGTCATCGGTCGAAGTAAAGTAACTCCACAGATGGCTCTCTGTCACTGCTCCTGAGTTTTTTAAGAATGCTCTTATTTCTTTTTGTTTTTCTTTTAACATAAGCCTTACTCCAATTTTTACCATCAACTATGTTTATTAAATAACGACACCAATTATAAATATCGCTCGTATCTATCGTTCCTTCATGAAGTCTAATTTCCACTGTACCAAATTTTTTATATGCAACTATATTAATATCTTTATACCTATCATCAAACTCATCCATGTTTGTCTCATACTTTAATAATGGGCGACAATACTCATTAACCAATCTTTCTGGATGAACCATTTTTCTCATTCTATTTTGCTGTTTTAGCAGTCTATCTACTGATTTTTTCATATCACGTTGTCTCATGTCAATGTGTACATGTAGCCCGCATGATTCATTTGTCCATGCTCTAATTTTGTTTAAAACCGATTTTAATAGTATTAAATTATATTCTAATTCGTTTTGTGATGACAGGAGTGTTATTTCGTGAGCATCACCACTTGGGCATACACAATTAAAACCAAGACAGTCATCCATGTGCCTACTAACGCTGCCGTCATTTTTTATTGTAACAAAGTGATGTAGGTTAGCACTAATTAATGCCTTCTTAATATTCACTCTAGTCCATGGACTTAAAAATTCTATCTCAACGCCAACATAATTTTGGCGGCTGGTAGGTATTTTTTTTGCGTTTAAAATTGATATTTTGCTCATGACTATCTCCTATTAATTTATATCGGTTCATTACCAGATACCACCGCATAGCCAGATACCCACGCATCACCAGATACTATTGCATCGACAGATACCTGCGCATTACCATATACCGATGCATAACCAAATACCTGTGCGTTGTCATATACTTGCGCATTACCACATACCCGTGCATTATCAGATACCCTCGCATTACCAGATACCACCGCATCAACATATACTCTCGCATTACCATATACCAGCACATTATCAGATACCCTCGCATTACCAGATACCACCGCATTGTCATATACTCTCGCATTGCCAGATACCCATGCATTGCCAGATACCTGCGCATTACCAGACACTCGGGCATTACCATATACATTAGCATTATCATATACCCATGCGTTATCTGATAAATTGCTTTCTTTTTCTACACATCCGCCTAAGGTGCCTGCTGGTCCCCAAGGTCCAGCTTTGATGGCTTCAATACGGTATAAGGTTATATCAAAACCATCTAGTTTTAAATCTTTTCTTAGTTTGAAGTGTTTCATTTTACAGATTAATTTTTTTCTCACATATTCTCCCTAAAAATATTTACATAGGCATTTAGTGTTGTGCCTTCAATTCCCGGTGCGCTGTTTACTTCGACGATACGAGCTTCATTATCTCGCTCTTTATATAAAACGTCTAAGGCACCAAAGTCTAAACCCAAAGCTTTTATAGCATTTATGCAAGCGGTCTTTACTGCATCGGGCAACACTAGATCTTGACGACAATACACCCATCCATTGTTGGAATTTTTTATAAAACCACTAACATCAACACCGATTCTTTTCTTCTTTTTTGAAAAATCTATGACTTGACCAAACGCAACGTGTACTCGATATTCATGTGTTTTATTAAATCCTTTTGTATAAAGAGGCGCATATGGTAATGCGTCCTCTAATCCTGCAACAATGATACCTCGTCCTTGGCTTGACATAACATTAGTTCTAGCATAGACATGATGGCCTTCATTCAACCAGTCCATAACAACAAACCTATCCTCTGTCCAATCTAGCGTAGGCACATCAGCAACGCTCAATGTCTTGAATGTTTCTAATTTATTTAAAGATCTACTAACCGCATCTGGTTTATTGTATACAGTAATGCTGCTACCAAATTGTCTCAAGTCACTCTTACCCCAATTAACCACTATAGATCCCGGAGTGACAAGTTTTTCGCCAGTGATACGTTTGACATTCAGAGCTAAAGCTAAAGCCTTAGCGCTTTCGCTTCCTAATTTATATGGCGCAATGTAAAGCATGACTAGTCTCCTATAATTTTAAAAAACGGAAAGCCGTATATATTAGAATGCTGGTATGTAACGCTTGATCAATACCAATTACAACAAAAAAATTATGCCTATCGCCTTTTTTATATAAATAGCTTGTCCATCTTGAAGTACAAAAATCAATGATGAAATGAGAAATACCATTAATTACGGCGAATTCCCACCCAAATAAAAATAGTGGTATTGTATAAACTGTAACATGACTTGTTAACCATTTAAGCGATGTACTTTTATTAGTCGCCATTTTATCTGTTTGTAAAACAAAATCAGAAAACCAATGAACCCAAATAATTAATAATAATTTAAACATAATCGGTCTCCTATGGTTCTGTTATCTCTCTAATGGTACTAGGTAGTGTCCAGAGATGTAATAAGTCCTCATCAACTTGGTATTTACTTGGTTTATATTGTGTGTATCCTTGGTATTTAGCTGTAGGATAGGTTTGTGCTTTTGGTACAAAGGCTGGACTATTAAATCGAATTTGTTCAATTATCTCACCAGTAAATGGATTTAGTCTTGTTAGAAAGTTATCACAAACATCAATCCCCGGACTGAATGTATATCCTAAGTATTTACATACACTCTCAACATCGGCCATGCTGGTAGCAAGGACATATGTTTCAAGTTGATCAACATAACTAATCACTAGGTTATTGTTGTTATACTTAAATACATCTAAAATACGTTGACCAGATGCATCCCTACTAAACACACCACAAGCATAATATCCTTGTAGGGCATCGACCATATCCTGTACTGCTTTAATATCTTTATTTACACCATTCTCTAAATAACTTATTAGGATACTCTCGCTATCGCATGTACTAAGTTTTAAATCAAATTCATCTACGTTGCGAATTACTCCGTTGTGGATGACGCTTGTGTCAAACTCATTGTCAACAAAAGGATGTACATTACGTAAACTTTTTTCACATGTTGCCATGCGCGTATGTACTGTAATAGCAGCAGCATCTATAATAGAACCCACACCAAACCGATTGCTTAAGTTCAAGCTTGGCAAAGTCTTTAATGCTGGTCCCCATGCTTTGACCGAGTTCATTCCCGGCGAATCATTTTTTTGAGATATAAACGCATCTTCATTTTTGAACCATCGCTCACCGAATAAATCACCAGAAGCATTGATTGCCGCATAACCAAGACCGTCATTGTTGCCATGTGTCATCTTTTGTCCCATTAAAGCAACAAATTCTGCTGTAGCTTGTTGATGTTTAATGGATGGAATGATTAATACTTTACACATAAAGATCCCCTTGTGAATAAAAATAATGATCGGCTCTAGTATCTACAGCGGCGGCCATCTTTCCGCAAAACAATTCTGTACGTGCTCTAATAAACTCTGATAACTTGCTGCTGCATTCAATAACACTTTGATATTCATACACATTATGAATTGGTGTTGCAATCAATGGTGCATCAACTAATGAACATAGGATGTCTATCCAATTATTGATTTTTGCTGCATTAGTGCTACCGCTATGCATACGAACCTCAATAGTACGGTATTTATCAAAAGCATTTCTACCATTAATAGCTAAATATCTATCAGTGCTACTGTCCTCAAATGTTGATGTTTCATTCATTCGGCAATATCTATTACCTTGTTCGCTCATGGTGCGAGTACGTGGCACTAGATTTTTAAGCATAGGTAATGCTTTTACCAAATTATTAAACATAACAGCTTTATCTCTGTGTCTAGCGTCTAAATGAACGTGTAGCCCGCAACTATTGTTTACATAGCTTCCTACAGCATCATCATTTAACACAGAACACAATCGACGAATTACATCCTTGATTGTGTCTTGAGGCGCTAACACAGTTATTTCATGTGTCCTATCTCCCTCGTTTTCCTTTGCAATACTAGAGTCATCTTTCAAGTATACATAACCACCAAGTAATTGTTTAGCTAAAGCTTTTTTCATATCTTCTCTAGATAATTTACTGATTAATTCTAATTCAACACCAACAAATGTTCTCTTGTCATCTTGTGTGGGTTTTTTTGGTTTATTCATTCTTTCAATTTGTGCCGATCCAGCAAGCGCCATGATTGTCTGTGTCTTTAAAAATACACCACCGACGGTCTCATATTCAATTCCGCCAAACTCACGCTCGACGCTTTTTAGTTCTCGGTTTTTTTGTCTTGCTTGTTTGATTTTTTCGCGCAGTTCTAATTTTACTTGTTTATATTCTTCTAGTCTAAGACTGATCGGTCCGCCGCAAAAGCTGCTAGCCTCAATTCCTTCAATAGAATTGCGTTTGTTTGAATATATATAAACACTAGAATTCATTAATTTTAATAAAAGGCGAGCATTGCGAACACTTTTCTTGACCATTGTATGCCCTGAGCGGCTCAAATTATTGTCCTTATGTTTTTTCAACATAGAAAATAACTGAACTGATTTTTTTTTATTCAATGTTTTTATATGGTTAATATATAACTTCATACTGTCTCCGTCATCTCTATAGGAAAGTTTGTTGGTTCTGGCCAGATAGCAATCTTTGTTCCGTTTTCGATATACTTAGCGTTTTCGCCGTTACTAAGATCAAACAATATACCATTATTAGGTAACTCAACAAAGAAGAAATTAATTAGCGCATCGCTTTGTTTTTTTGTTAATCTAGTGCTTTCAAGATAGTTCCTGCCAAGTTTAATAATTCTAGGGTCAGCAGGGTTCATTACAATTTTATTAACTACAGTTGATTTAAAAATTCTATTATCCGCGTTGTGTATAAGCTTGATTGTTTCAGAGTAAACACCTTCATTTGTTACTTCGATGTTTAATTCTAGTAGTTTTGAAGTAATATATTCAGCTAGCTTCTGTGAGCTTAGCTTCATTCCTAAGTAATTCATATTAGTTATATACATATTTACTCCTCTAAAGCTTTAAATACAGCTAATTCTGCCTCATCTAAAAAGGCTTCTTTTATTTCATTTGTTGTACCTTGCGGACAAGTTATGTTACTGAACGTGACTCGCATAAACTCTTCACTAACAATAACAATACAAGTATACTCGGTACCGCGACTATATTCAAATTTTCTATCCATATTCTCTCCTAATTTTTTTTCATTCATCTATTATAGTATTACCAGATACCTGTATATTACCAGATATATAGGCACTACCAGATACTAAAGCGTTATTACATATCCGAGCGGCACCACATACTCGAGCATTTCCTGATATAAAAGCGTTATCAAACGCGTGAGCATTATCGAACATCAAAGCATTACCAAATATTCTAGCATTACCATATACTCGAGCATTACCATATACCTTAGCATCACGGAATACCCATGCGTTATCTGATAAATTACTTTTTCTTTCAATATATCCACCTAAAGTACCTACTGGTCCCCAAGGTCCAGATTTGATGGCTTCAATACGGTATAACCTTATACCAAAAAAATCTATTTTTAAATCTTTCCTTAGTTTGAAGTGCTTCATACTATTCCTCTTGACTTTTGTGTCTAAATATTATACACTGCATTTGCGAACTGTTTTGGGACCGTTAAAAACTGTTTAAGAACCTTTTGAGAGAAACGACTAAGCGTGCCTACAGGAAACAACCTTGTTTCCCAAGCTAGCAGCTCACGTACTAGGAACCGAACGAAGATCTAGGACCTAGCGGAAAGCCCAAACAGACTGACATAGATACGTTATAGGTATTGTATCTACGGAGCATAACATACTCACACATGAATTTAAACATAGTGTGCTGAGCGTAACTGATAGTAAGGCGGCGCTTTACTAATAGGCTATGCTCATGTTGCAAGTCTCTTTAGGATGTGTGTTGTGAAGCAACAAGCGAGAACAACACGTTACATCGGTTCGGCGTAAAATGTTATCTCGTCTTCAAGGACAGCATCACCATTATCCAAATAATATGTAACCTGTGTACATAGCTCATCATCGACACCTATGTGCACATCTAATCTAAAACCAATAATTACAGCTTCTATGTCTAATCCTTTAGACTGATATGTAACTTCGTACCCTACATCGTAGCTAGGTAGCTCATAGGATACTGATTTTAATTCTTTGGCGCTTGTTACCGAGTTTTCAACTATTAAGTGTGTCACGAACCCACCTTTCAACTGTATCAACTAAAAATGTCGCATTCAATGGTTGGTATTTTATTGTATTTAATGAAATAGGATATAGTTTGTAAACTGTTTCCTGATCGCCCTCGTCAGTTTCCCAATCACTACCACTAGTTTCAATCGGTTTAATGCCGTCAACAACATTTACACTACTGTTATCAGTTAACTGGTGACGATCTAAACTCACTTCATTGTCGATTAAATCATCATTAATGTCATACTGACACAAACCAGTCTCTAATATATCATCACCATTAGCTGCCTCATCGACAAAGACACGTTCAAAATATGCTACTATGTACATTTTATTCTCCTAATAGTCTAGATTGTAGTGCTGAAAACAATTTACTTTCATTGCTACCCTTAACGTTTGAAAACTGTCTAGATACATCGTCCCAAGCTTCAGCTAGGCTAGTTCGTGTCACCAACACCTCGCTAGGCTCTAGGGCATAGTCAGTGGCAACAATATCCGATGCTGATAAAACAACATCAACACCGATGTCATCTGATCCAAAAAACCCAAATAGGTCTTTTAGTGCTGGTCTAGTAAATGCCTTACCGCTGTTGATTGCTTCATTTAAAGTCATGTTTTCTCCCTTGTTAGTACATTGTTTTGTCTAAAATATTTTCTATATAAATCAAATTCTATAAAAGCTAATGTTACACGTTCGTCTACATACAGAGAGTCATTAATCCTAATGTAGTCAGGTCGTTTCATAAACATCGCTTGATTCCTATCAATAAATTCTATTCTATCGTCTTTGTAATTAAATACATATTCCTTACTGTTAAAGATATGATCGTATTTTCTCGGTAACTTTTTAGGCATTGCTCGCCAAAAAAACAAAACCGTATCTAAAATAATAGAAAGAACGATAATTAGCGTGACAATTGCTATGAGAAAAATCATAATATATGACATCACGTACCCTCATATTTTAAAATACCTAAATTAATTCTTTCGTCTATATCGGCTTGACACCAATCAGAATTCGGACAATCTTTTTGCAAAACACGTAAAGTGATTTTTTTGTTTCTATATAAAATATTCATATAAAACTGTATAACGTTACTTTCTGCATTTGGTCCAAGGTCTAGTCTTCTATCTAAGAATGCGTTTGATGTCTTTATTGGTCTTTTTCGCATGTCTCACCTATCTTTATAAATCAATTCGCCCCTATTAATTCTTTCGTCTATATGGGCTTGACACCAATCAGCATTAGGAAAATAATTTTGTAAAATACGTAAAGTGATTTTTTTGTTAGAATCTAAAAGGCTAACATAGAACGCCCTCGATTTCAAAAAACACTCCGGACCAATGTCTAATTCTCTATCTAAGGATTCAGTTTCTTTCGCATAGGTCCCAACATAGGCTGTTACATCAAGGCCGGGGCTATCCTGCGTGTATGAGACAAAAAGCTGGTCATATGTTCTAATATGATTCAACGCTTTAAACACCATAACAGGTCTGCCAGTGCTATTTTGTTCGATGACATAGGATACGTTAGGTTTTTCATTATGATTGTATAAACAACCATTACCAAGGACAATACAGTCCATTATATTGTTGTACTTGTAGGTATACAGTCGAAGCTTTGTATTTAGTATTGTCTCGGTGTCATGTGGCGTGAAAGGAATTATCTCAGCGACCTCTATAGTGTCGCCGGGTAGATATGTTTGTGAAGCAAAAACACCTCGACCAAATTGTTTTGTCCAGACTATCATGGCATTACTCCCTTGTCAAGTGTAATCAGCGCAATTCGTTTTGATGCGAGAAGTTTAGTGAAGCTATGCATCCAAAATACATTCTTAAAATCGACCATGGTCATGGGTAGATCATATCCTAATACAGGCTCAGCATTTTCACCACGTACGACCCAGACAACCTTTTTCGCTGGTAGTTTTTTTCGCATAAACTAGCGCCCCCATTAAGTATTATTTAAGCAACCAAATCAACCATTTGCGCAAAATAAAAGATAAAAATATTAATACAATACAAGTAATTGACCATGCCAATAAATCTGTACTGCTTTTGTAATAACCAACAAAAAATAATCCAACCATAGTAAATAAACAAAGCAGAGCAATCCACGTTTTAAATAATTTATTCAATATTTTAAATAATGTCACCATCAATTCCATCCAAGACTGTCAATTAAAAGAACATCGGACATCTTAAGCGGCACATTTCCCTTAACCCATACAATTGGACCCTCGACCATGAGAACGTCCACAACATCACCAATACAAAACCCATCACAATAACCTATTTCGTTAACTATCTCAGCTTGAAGAGTAATAAGTTTTAAAACCATGACTCGTCCCCCTCTGTTAGCATACGCAACACATCGGCGCGTCGTTTATATTCATTTATAGCCTCAAGGCGCTCAGATCGTTTGCTCGCCCTGCCCTTGACCAGAGCAGCTTCAATGCGTTCAATCAGCGTCGTCTGGTGAGCAATAGCAGCGTCAATATCTGTAAGACTTTTAGGACTGTCAACGTGTAAGTCAATCACGATGCCCAGTGCTTGAAGTAATTCTTTCACTTTGCGTTGATGACGGCTTGTGCTCACGCTGTAACGATGTTCATTGAACACAACTAGACCGGATATTTTTGTAACAAATACCCAATGATCGTATGACTTGGCTGTCATTGTTTCCTTGTCAAACCAAACATTGCTTCCCTCATATCTGGTACGCTTTTTGCTGTATTTCATATTATCTCCTAAAAGTATAAGTGTATGTAATGTCTTCAATTCCGGACATTGTTAGCTCTGCAATGTATTCAAGCAATGCTGTTTTATTTTCAAAAACGCGCTGAATAGCTCCGTGTTTTATTTTAATTGTTGCGACTAACATGATTCTCTCTCCTCGTCAAGGACTGACATTAAGTCATTCATTTGTTCTTGTGTAAAAATAAATAATTCGCCTATCATAGAAAGAAAGTCACGTCTAAATCTTGCTCTGTATAAATATTCGTCATTATACACTAACAAACTTAATTCCGTTTCACTATGTTGCGTTATGTCCATTTTATCCATCTTGTTGTCTCCCTGTTACTTATATGTATTGCATTCGGTGTGCCAAGCCGCGCATGCGTTTAAATTGTTTTAGTGCCTTGTTGCCTGTCGAACTTTTTAACGGTCGCGGACAATATTCGCGTAAAACCTTGTTTTTACTATGCAAAACGCTTTTGTCAAACATTTAGTCGGTGTTTACTGTCTAAACGCATTCACTCGGCTTCTCTCTTGCGTTGTCACAAGTCTGTTAATTGGATCCATGATGGACTTAAGACTGTAAAAAAGATCCTCTTTGTCACCCAATGGACCGACCTTGCTCACTTTTACACCTAACAAGCCCGACTCATAGCTGATAACAGCACTGATTGTGTCATGTTGTCTTGACATTTTATTTAAAAAAACATGCAACACATTTATTTGCAATTCACTAATTTTTTTCATTTAATTCCTTTTGTAATGTTAACAACTTAAAAAATAACCACGATTAAGCAAAATTAAAAATACGGCGTCATAGAGCTTGTTATCACCCTCACGTTCGGCGTCTATGAGTATATTTACCAATTCATTGCTGTCCATGTTATATAAGTCCATAGTTACCATCCCGCATTCATTGTGTCATTTATTGCCAACATTATAAAAATCACCATTGTTATCCATGCAAGCTTATGCATAAATTGTGCCTTTTGTTAATTGTTTTAATCCGCGTCGTTGTAAGTCAATCACCTTGTTGACAATAACACTATCGGGACAATCTAAATAAATTAAAGGCAAATAAAAGAATTTACCATCTAAAGACAACTTTTTGCCGTCTATTATAATTATCCCTACCGTTGTTTCGTATGTTCTTTTCATGTTATGCTGCCTTTCTTATATTTACTAAACCTAAGGCTCTCACAATGTCAGTATCAGAGCTAATCAAGCCGCTCACCTTGTCCCCAGCTTTAAAGGCCACATTGGTCACCTTGAATGGATAGGGACTATTTGCGCCGACCACGTTACACGCAAAAAAACTAAAACTCACGTCACCGACTCTTATCATGCCCTCGCCACTAAGTGAGTCATACCAGCGGATCGTTCCTTGTACTGTGTCGCCATACTGTAAATTCATATTATGCTGCCTTTCTTAGGATGAGTGTTAATTGGCTCATTTCGCGCAACTTATTCCAAAAATACAAACTTAAGCGTCTAAGTCTTTCAACGTCTCGATGTTTCATTTTGATACCCTCACTTGTTTAGTTAACCAGTTATAGGAATGCACATCATGCATGACTTGACGAATCAAACTAAGGTCTTTTTTTGCCTGTTTTGCCAAAAAGTCACTTGAACTCGACAAAAAAGACAAGGCGGCTTTCTCATTTTGAATCAACGTCTCAAGTGTCATTTGAGAAAATAGGTCATATTGTTGTGTTTTATTTTGACTCATACTAAGCCGCCTTTCGTAAAATAAGTGTTTTATACTTTGACACCCAACTGTCTCAGTTGAGCCTTTAAATATTCGATCTCATCCATTGAATAACAGTAATCAGAATAAACGTCCCTTGGCGTATTGAAGTAGTCTGGCCAGTCTGATTTGATCTTATCAACACGTTCGGAATGAAATTTGATCCGCTCTCTTAGGTCCTTTTTTTGCAGTTCGAAAGTTTTTGAGGTGATTTTCATGTTATGCCGCCTTTCTTAAAATAAGTGTTGGGGTGTTGAATGGCACAACTGCCGCTTGTCTGTCCTTAAGTCCCTTGAATCCTTTCGCAAGCTTTGCGCCAATTGCCTTGCCTGCCTTGCACTTAATATAAGGCACATTCATTTTGCCGGGGATTAGTTTAGGAAGCTTTTCTTTGCTCATTTGATTCTCCTCTGTATGTATTACTTATCGGAACCGGTTTTTAAAACTTGAGTGATTTTTTATATCACATATCGCGAATGAATCATTTCAACGATACCAGACCGAACTTTCGAGACTGCAGCACTGAATGAACTAGACCGGTCCGGACTAATCGCCTTAATGTTGATGTAGGCAAAAACCAAAGTTTTTGCAAAGTTTTCAGCGTCTTGATATGATACAAACTTCTTGTTTTCAATGTCGCCATTGATTCGATACGACACTTCAAATTCGATAACGTCGTTTTTTAAAATCATGTTTTTCTCCTCTGTATGTATTACTTATCGGTCGGGCATTTTAAAACTTGAGTGATTTTTTTGGAATAGATCATTTTTTTACTCGGGGTACGCGAATGATATGAAGCCACGTCAGGCATGTGGCTCAAGATGAGAGCCGCGCAAAACGCATTTCCCTCCACTGTGTCCAAGTTGAATGCAGCGCATTTTTTGTTGTTCACTGAATTGATTTGAAACACTCCACGGTCAACCGTTCCATTTCGATTCAATCGAGTACGCGCATATCGACCAAAGCCTGACTCAACCACGGCAATGGCCGCAAGATGTGTTGGCTTGACGTTATATGCCTTTGACGCCGCAATGATTGCCAGCACTGTCTTGCTATGAGCCACGAAGCCATTGGCTCGTACCAAAGCGACAATGGAGTTATGCGCTGAGCTACGTTTCACCTCTGGCTTGACTGGAGAATGTTTCAATGTGCAACAAAATAATAGTGTTGTAACCAAGATAATCTTTTTCATATGCATATTATGTCGGATATTATCAGAAAAAACTATAGGGGTTTTTACAGGCCGGGCCATACCTCGAGTAAAATCAACAGGATACAAATAAAAAAATATTTAAAAAGAACACAGCAGCAATCCAAACATATATATATGAGACACTTGGACCGTGAAAAATGCGTACAACCGGATAACACTGGCTAGCTGCGAAGACTCAAGGCCCCTGAAACAATCTTGACTAGGAACCGTGGGAATATGGACCTAGCGAAAAGCCAACTGTCTCAAATACATACGCCGAGCTGAAATAAAAAATAAGGTTCGGGCATCACGAATGTCTCAAGGTCTGAGAAGACTTAGATAAAGCTGCGTCCAAATTAAATACAATGAAT